GCATGATAGCAGCAGGATACAACGGAGAACTAAAAAGTAAAGTTGGTTTTAAAGGCATCGCCAAAAAGGTGGTGCTTTTTCTTTTGGTTGGAGTCGCGACTCAGTTAGATACAGCACTTGGAAGTAATAGTGCTATTCGTGAAGCGACAATCTTTTTCTTTATTGGAAATGAATTGCTTTCACTTTTAGAAAATGCCGGGCGTATGGGAATCCCGTTGCCTTCAGCATTAACGAATGCAGTAGAAGTTTTAGGTGGTAAGAGCAATAAGACGAGCTCTGAATATATTAATAAAAAAGGAGATGTAGAGTAATGGCTAAATATAGTTTACATGGAGGACACAATAGTATTGTACAAGGTGCTAACTGGGGAAATAGAAAAGAACATGTTATGGATCGTCAGGTGAAGGATGCAGTGGCAGCTAAGTTAAAAGCCTTAGGTCACACTGTTTATGATGATACTGATGAAACAGGTTCTACTCAGGCACAAAACTTATCAAACATTGTTCGTAATTGTAACTCACATTCTGTAGATCTTGTAATCTCGTTTCATTTAAATTTTTATAATGGGACGGCTACTGGGGTAGAGGTTTGCTATTACGATCAACAAGCTTTAGCAGCAAAAGTATCAGCGCAACTTTCAAAAGATGTCGGCTGGCCTAATCGTGGTGCTAAAGAACGTAAGGAACTTTATGTGTTAAATAGCACTAAAGCGCCAGCAATCTTAATTGAGCTTGGTTTTATTGACAACGATTCAGATATGGCGAAATGGGATGTTGATAAAATCGCTAATTCAATCGTGTTCGCTTTAACTGGTCAATCAGCTGGTAATGGCGGCGGAACTGTTGAACCACCTAAAGTAGAACAGAAATATCCTACTGAATGGAGAAAAGGCCGACTTCGTTGTAATGTTAATGTTAACTTAAGACAAAATCCTAGTGTTGGTAGTCCTATTTTAGAAGTGTTGTCAGCTGGTTCTGAACATACTTTCTACGCGATTGTGCCTGACAATGACGGTATTCATTGGTGGTACGATATCGGCGGTGGTAGATTTGTAAGGGAAGATAACGTTAAAGAAGTTTAATGTTTTAAGGCGTTTTTTATAAAAGAATAGTTTGATGACAAAAATAAGAGCCGTCCTATTGGGCGGCTTTTATTTTTTATCGGTTCATTAAATTTAAACGCAGCATTCTTTTTTATCTATTCTCTTCGTCTGCTGGCGTAGAGCTTTAGCGGATATACGAATAGTACTTAGTGTACTTGTACATCATAGTAATAACTTCCGCTCTATTTGCAAAGTCGTTTCTACGACTACCGTCATAAATACCTTTGTCTGTTCCCCATGCCATTGAATTAGTGAAACCGCCTTTAGGAGACCATGCAGGGCTTTTAAAATGATATTGAAAGAGCGTACCTACCATTTCATCACGAGTGATCCGATCATCTCCACGTGATCCATCAGAAATACCTTGGCTTATTACATGTTGGCGCGCATCTTCGTAAGAGAAGGTGAGTTTTTTAGTTTGATAATTAGCCATCATAACCCAAACGTCTTTTCGATACGCCGGACTGTCTCTCATATCAAATCTAATGATACTGTTTCTAATAGCCCAATCCATTTGAGGATCTGCCCAATGTGCTGAAGCTTCTTTTGGGGCGATTGTTGTGAACCCTGTAGATAACGTAATAGCAGCAATTACAACAAATATAACCTTTTTTAGTTTTTTTAACATATTTTCCATTCCTTCCCTATGTGTTTGTGACATTTATTATATTAATATATTACATTTTAAAAGTAAACGGATATAATAATTCTTTTAGGAATAATTTGTGAAGTGAATAAAAAAATGGGGTCTGCTCAGCTTTGAGTAGACCCTCTTTTTTTATTCAGTTACATCAACAATCTCATCAAATTTAAATTCAGTGTTTAAATTAAATGCATCCGTGCAATGCACCGTATTAGTATGTAAATCAATTCGTATAACAGTTATGTACATGTTACTGATAAATCCATCCCGATAAAATGAAATAAGTATATCTTCCTGCCTCTGCATGGAATCAATCAGAGAACGTTCTATACGTTCCTTTGTATCCTGCGTAAGCATTGGTTTAGGTACTTTGTTTAACTCACCCATTATTTCTCTAATTCTGTCACTTTACCTATAAGTTTGCCGCAATTGGAAGCATAAACTTGCCGGAATTCACTTGTTTTAGAAGATTTTTATCTAATTGTTCAAAGAAAATGGAAGCATAACTTTGCCGTGGATTAATTATTAACCCATAAACTTGCCGTGAATTCTGTTTGTTTGTAATAAAGTTTGATCAAAAACATGCTACAAACGTTGATTTTATAATAGATTCTTTTCCAGTAGATTTAAGATTGGTTTTTATAAAAATGGTTGATTAAAATTACACATGTTAGCCTTACTATGTGATTCTTTGATTAATAAAACGCAAAAAAAATTTGGGAATAGTAACATCTATACATTACCATTATCCTTTTTTTTATAGAAATGGTTCGAATTCTCGACAATAATCCATCCTATAGTTATTAATGTTATAGAAAATAATCTAAGACCCAATCTATACATATAATCTGAATCTTTAAGATAAAAGAGAGATAATATCCCTATAACAGCACCAATTATCCCAATAATCACACCTTTATATTTTTGTAAAAACATATAGTTACCCCTTTCATGTAAACAAAATATTCCATATTTAAACAATACTAAATTATGGAATATTTTTAAAGGATTAAAACGTTTTTATATTCAGTTTATATATCATGTTTCTTTTATTAATAAAAATATCCCTATAGATAAGTAAATCCAAAGGGATAAAACGATCACCTTTTTTTATAATCGGTACGAATTTATTTCAAAGCTACAGAAAGCATAAGTTTACCGCAAACAAAAAGAACCATAAGCTTGCCGTTTCGGAAAACTTATGGTTCATATCACAAATTCCTGCGAACTGTTCTGGAAGCGAAGCAAACGGTTGCCACTTCACCATACCGCGCCCCTTTAACTTAGGCGTTCCCCAATTTTCGATTTCCATGATGATCCCCCGATTCGTGTAATTTATGTTCATTATATACGAACATAAGTTCTTTTAAAAACATGAAAATAGCCTCGATTTTACGAAGTTACATCCAAAATTCATTTTCATTTATGTTTTTACCTAACTTCTTCAATCCCCTTGTTATTTGGGATATAGTCGAAAATTTAGGTGTGTATTCTTTATCATTACACACTTTTGAAATAGTACCTCTGCTCAACTTAGCAGCCTTCTCTAATTCCCCTTGTGTGATTCCTTGTTTGTCTAACCATTTACCGAATTTACTACGTTTTTTGCCTAATCCAAACACCTCTACCACCTCATGAATAGCTTGCCCTTTTCGTCATTTTTTTAAACGTGAGAAAAAAAATGACATAAAGACCAAACAGTACACAATACTTTTTACCATACCAAACAAATTACGATTATCAGTTCCAAATTAATAGCCTTTTAAAACTTCGTTTCACCTATTCCAAATAGAATTCGTTCACAAAATACTGCTATAGACATGACAAAATTAGTATTTTCAATGATTCATAGCCGTTTTTATCTCTTCTAATCTTCAGGGACTATTCTTGCAGAATACAGAAAGAAGGGTGGTGTGAGTTTGTGATATTTGAGTTAGTAAGTTCAGCTGCAGTTGGTGGTGTAGTCTTTCTATCAAAAATGCATCAAAAGGGATCAACAAATGATGCCTCTAAGATTCAAAGGATCTGTGCAAACTGCGGATTAACAGTAAAAGAAGGAAAAGAGACCAGGACTATACAGCTACTCCGTAAGACGAGGAATGAATGGGGTGTGGAATATGCGTATAGGATTCCGCTTGGTCTTAGTTTCTCCGATTTTGAACAAAAGATGCAGCATCTAGAAGATGGATTAAATCACAAGAGCAAAGTGTATGATTTCAAATTACAAGACTTCAAATATCTTCAATTACGAAAAGATATCTTAAAACAGATACGAAACATCATAAACAAGAAAAAACTCGTTAGAAAGGAAATTGAGCTGTCTTATGATGGACTACTTAAAATACGAGTTTATGAGAAGGGAATTCCTGATTTTGTAAAGTTTGAAGAGGAAATGATGAGGCAATGTAGAGGATGGGAAGTGCCTATTGGTTATACAAGGGATGGATTAGTAAAACACGACTTTGATCAGCTATCGCACATGATTTCAGCCGGCATGACGGACATGGGGAAATCAAATGTATTAAAACTTATAATCACATCCCTGATACGCAACCAATCAGAAAATACAAAGCTATTCCTTATAGATTTGAAGGGTGGTCTCTCTTTTAACCGATACAGATTCTTAAACCAGGTCGAATCAATTGCGAAGAATCCAGAGGAAGCCCTTGAGACTCTAAGGGAATTGCAAGATAAACTGAATGATAGAAACGAATACTTACTAGAAAAAGGATACGAAGATATAAAAGAAGCTGGGGATCCAGTACGTTATTTTGTAATCGTAGATGAAGCGGCCGACATGACGCCATATCAGGAGTGCAGGGACATCATTGTTGATATAGGCCGCCGTGGGAGAGCAGCGGGATTCCGCTTGGTATATGCGACTCAGTACCCAACCAATGAAGCTTTGCCATCGCAATTAAGGCAAAATATTGGCGCTCGTGTTTGCTTTAGATTACAGACGGAAGCAGGTAGCCGCGCTGTACTTGATGAGGGTGGCGCAGAGAATCTTCCTAACATAAAAGGAAGGGCAATATACCAAACAAACGAGAAGAAGGTATTACAGACTGTTTATATCGATAATAAGCAGATTGATAACATCATAAAGCCACATATCAACATAAGAGCGAGGAAGGAGAATGAAGATGCAAAAATTAGCAATGAAGGAAGCGCGAACGGAAAGCATACTCTCCAGCTTGAAGAGATTGGGATTTTTGACTAGAAAGCAATTGCAAGTACTTCATGATTTGGGCGGGGACAGAAATGCATCACGAGTAATGAAAGATATCGAAGAATACGTGTCTAGCTTCCGTTTTGGTGAAAAAATTTACTACCTCAATAAAGAGGGGCGTGAACGTATCGGAAGTAAGAAGGTGCTCAAGCGTTCGAATCAGTTCCGCCACTACATCATGCGAAATGACATCTACATTGCTTACGAATGTCCGAAAACGTGGAAACAGGAAGTGAAAATGAATGTGAAAGGTATCGTTTCCATAATTGCAGATGCACTATTCACGGATAATGGCCGTTACCACATTGTAGAGGTGGATCATGAGCAAAAGATGAGTGCCAATCGTGTAAAGATGCAGAAGTACAGAAAGTTAATGGAATGCAATGTGTTTGAAAAGGCACCTAAGTTTATTTGGTACACCACGACGGAATACCGTAGGAAGAACCTACAAAAGCTTTGCGAGGGATTGGATTGTAACATATTTACGGTTACAGATTTCCATTAAAAACAGGGAGATGGTCCATATGGCAACTGAGACGATGAGCATCAAAGATTTTATGGATGGTAACTATGGAGTGAAGAAAAAGTGGAGCTTGTTCAAAAAGAAAGCAAAAAAATACGCACCTGTCGCAGTGCGCATTTCATTAGTAATCGGTAGTGCTATTATATTCAGCAATATTATAGATATTCCGCATGTATTTGCAGATGGGAATAATCCAGATGTAAATGCAGTGTTTAAAGATGTGCAGTCCAATGATGGAGCAATAAAGAATTATATAGATGGTCAATTATACAATCGTATTGTAAATGCATTTGAACCGGTTATTTTCTTGATCAAAGCGGTATCCTATCCGATAGCATCCGTTGTAGCGTTATGCGGCGGACTATTCATTATGGTTGGTAGCCAGGAACGAGGATTCTCGTTAATAAGTCGTGCAGGGATTGGTTATATAGTGGTTCAAATGATTCCATTGTTTATGAGACTACTTGTTGAAATCGCTAAGGCTATATAGTCCTACATTTGTAGGGCTTTTTCTTTGCAGGAATTTCGCACTCATCATGGAATACTGTCACTAGGAGGTGTTGTGACGTTATGACGGACGAAATTGTTTATTCCGCTAGTGAAGTATACAAACGACTAGGAATATCCGATAGCACCCTTAGAAAGTACATGGAAGTATTATCACGCGAAGGATTCGCAGTAAAGAAAGATAATCGCGGCAGACGCCAGTACACAGACAGTGACATTATGGTGATTGAGAAATTAATTGAGTTGAGCAAGCATGACGGTATGACGCTAGAAAAGGCAGCGAAGATGATTGCGCAGCAAATAGAAAAAGTTAATCCGGATCTGATTCAAGAAGAATCTGAGGAAGCGAGTTTAATACCATTCCACATTCAAGAACAGTTACAGCAACAGTACAGCGTTATGGCGCAAGAAATGAAACAGGGTATGTTGGCAATGGAGAAGCGATTGAGTGAACAGACAAAGCAGAGTAACGAGGAAATTAAAGCAAGCGTAGAAGCGCACAATGAGCGAGTGGAAAAACGATTGGAAGCGCGAGATGAGACACTTATGAAGACACTACGTGAGATGCAGGAAACGAAGCGAATGATGCAGGAATTTCGTGATGAGGTTGCTGCAGCGAAAGAGAAGAAAAAGCCGTGGTGGCGGTTCTGGTGAGGGTTTACAATAAACTACGCCAAAGTAGAAATGTATACTTTTCTACTTTGGCGAAAAGTGTATTTATTATTGGGGTACTGCTAGCATTTCGGAAACCCACCCACGCTAAGCAAAAACATAGAATAAGCTGCCCATATGGACAGCTTATTTATATAATTATCGTTAAAGGGCTAAAAGTTCCTCAAGGAACCGCCTAGATCAACTGTTCATGAAATACCCTTTACTTTATATTTTTATGACACTAAAAGGGGCTAGCCCCTCGCTTCGCTTCCCCCAGCCTTCACCATTCCACCCAAAAACACGGTGAAACGACAAAGATAAGGGTTTATGTTTATTACTGAATTATCCGAAATATTTGTGGTACTATAATATAAACTTTATTGTTTATTGAAATGATTTCTCAAATTTTGTAATATTGTATATGGAAATCATTGTATTCAAATTATAAATATGATTTCTGTAATTTTTGATACGAAAGAAGGGTGTTTTATGAATTTCGATCCAAATGAAGAGGACTTAAGGGATGAATATGAATACTATGATGAATGGAAAAACCGAGATGATGAACTTCATGATATGTCATTAGAAGATTATGATGAAATACGTCGAGTTGAAGATTATGGTATGACTGATGAAGAAATGGACAGCGGAGACAATGACGATTGAAAGAGTAAAATAAGAAATTGAAGTGGGCTGGCAGATCAAGTTGTATGTTTTTATATTTAAGAAAAACATTTCTAGTACAGTTATTTAATGTTATAATTGTATATAATGCTTTATGTATAAAGGGGGCTTATAATATGACTAAATTGTTTAAAAAGTTATTTAACAGAAAACAGTATAATAACAGTGTGCGTATGAGTTGCGACAATTGCGGAAAAATGACAGATGCCAGTTTACCACGTTGCGAACATTGTGGTACGTATCACTAGGAAATCAAAGTCTGCTGATCTAGTAGGCTTTTTTATTTTGTCTGTTTTTCAGGGTATACCCCTTATTAGATTTTTAACATAAAAAAAAGTACCCCTAATTAGAACCAGGGATACTTCTTTTTACATTTCAGTCAGTAATTTAAATTTCATTTTCTGCTCTGTAGTTAATTCTTTTTCTACATAATTTTTTATAAGTAGATTGATTATTTCATGAGCGAATTTCTTGTTAGTAATTTTCATTAGCGCTTCAAGTTCTTCTTTGGATTCATTAGGAACTTTAATACTTCCTTGTTGATTTTTAAATTTCTTTTTACCTGTTTTAGCATTTAAATCCGAGCTTTCAGTAATAGGTGTAACTGTTACTACAAATGAATTATTCTTATTTTCCACAGGTACCACTCCTATTTAAAACTTTCCACTTGTTATTTCTTTTCCAACATTTCATAGAGGTGCTTGTACATCCCTTTATAACCTTCAGATTGTCTCGTTGTTAGTTTGGTATTTACATAGCTTTCAAGAAGCATATCGATAATGCTGTTAATCGATGCCTTATCCATGCTTTCTTGTTCCTTTATAAATGGTTTAAGAGTATTTAGCTTTAACAAAACAGCAGGTGAAATTTTAGCTGTTTTAGATGGAACTAAACGTTGATCAGGCTTCTCAGGAGCTGTTACTTTTCCTTTATTGATAATAGGCTTAATAACTTGTTTCTTAACGGGCTCACTATTACGGCCAAAATCGTTAGTTCCTTTTATCTGTACACCTTTGTCATTTAAAGTGTTTCCAGGTTTTGTGACTATAGGTTGAAATGGTGCTTTAGACATGACGAACCTCCTCTTTAAGCATTAATAGTAGCAAAATAGTTTTCATGTTCATTTAGTTCGCTAAGAACATCGATGAATAGCTGATGTGCTTTTTCATCCCACATATCAATATTACCGCTAACATTAACGTTTTTGTGAATTCCTTCGATATCATACACTTTCAGGCGTTCTTGATATCTCACGATTGTTTCTAGAACGTTTCCACCATACATTTCTTGAGCTTGCTGTAATACTTTATTATCCACTCGTTTCCCCTGGTGTAACATCATTGGAATAATCCCTAGAACTTGCAGGTCTGCATCATATGTCTCTGCTAAGAACTGCATATAAGCGATGTATGTTTGAGCACCTTCTAAAGAGAGTTCTTGTGTTTGCAGAACAATGATACAATAATCAGCTGCTATCATAGCGTTATCTGAGTAGTCACTGATTGTTGGTGGTACATCAATGTAGATACGATCATATTTATCTTTTAATGGTGCTAGTAACTTCTTTAAATATGTAATTTGTGCAAGTTCATCCTCTGGGAACATATCGAAAAGGATTTTTGAAAGCTTTCTAAATGAAGTATTAGATGGAATGATATCCAAATTCTCGATAACTGGGATAATCTCATTCTCCAAATTTTGATTTAGAAATCCATCAGTAATAGACTTGTCTATTTGTTCAATGTCACCTGTTTTAGCAAGTACTCTTGTAGCATTACCCTGAGGGTCCATATCCACTAAAAGACATTTCTCGTTAAATACAGTAGCTGCTTCATAAGCTAACATTGTAGCTGTTTTTGTTTTTCCAACTCCGCCTTTAAAGTTACCGATTACGTATGTAGTTGCTTGTCTAGTCATTTTCGACATTCCTCCATAAAACTCCGAATAAGTATACCTTTGAGTAAAATGTAACATCTACATACAATATTCGCAACAGTATACCGAAGAAAAGTTTGCATTTTTTCAACGGATTTATCGAAAGAGTAGAAAAGTATACTATAGCGTAAGATTTTTTAGTATACTTTTCTACTTTTCTACTTATACGTAATTTATAGAAAGGGAGATTTTAAAGTTATAAAAGTATACATTTCCACTTATGCGTAGTTTAGGATTATTGTCTATATATACTGTTAATAAAGGGTTAACTGCAATTTTAAAGAAGGGATCAATTGTAAATATGAGGTTCTAAGTATACATTTCTACTTATGCGTAAGTTAGAAACGGTATACCAAATTTAAAAGTGTGGTAGAAAAGTATACTTTTACACTTTTTCGTAGGTATACATTTCCACTTATGCGTAGTTTTAAGTTGTCATTTCGCTGTTTACAAACAAAAAAGCTTGTTGTAACGTAATAAACAACAAGCAACATTCTACAAAACAAAACATAATTTGATATTTTACATAAACGAAGATCCATAGAACAATTGAATATGAACACAAAACAAAAAGCCACTCCCATACGTTAACGGCTACCAACCGTTGAGGGAATGACTCAGTTCTAGTAATTGCTACCAACACTTACTAGACATAACCTGTAACCAAGCAGGACTTCGGTTTAAGTAGTGCACCAACACTATCCTTAAACAATTATGCCTTTCTCCGAGGCTTCTTTGATATACCCATTTTATCTATTGTTTGGATAAATATCAACTAGTAAATGCTAGTTTTGATTATTTTATAGTCCAAAAGATATATAACGGGCATCTCTAATCCTAGAAGTCTTGTGTTTGTACAGGATATTTAGGATTTGGGATGCCTTTTTGTTTTTGTTCGCGTGGAATTGCCTGATACCACGTAAATAAAAACTGATAAGCCGTGATTCCGTGCTTCTATATAGAGGGAACGTGTTACGGCGTGGCTAGCTGTTGGTCGTGCAGGGGGTACAAAGTATACGCCTACAAAAACAGCACCCCTCATTAGAATCCTGTTCTTCTGGTGAGGGTGGGCGAGAACTTGCCCAGGGACGATTCTCTAAAAGGTTCGGGAGGTTATCGTTAGCATTACGGTGCTAGGGAGTACATTCAGTTTGTCGTGTAGGGACGATATTACAAGGACAAGCCATAGTAAAAGGATGTATGCGATGGAGATCGCTGAGTGAACAGGGTCTATACATACGGATACCTTATAAGTGACCGCATGGCGAAAACAAGACGCTTATCCATCTATTTTGATTGATTACTTTTTTTTGTAGTCATTCAGAATAGGGGATAAATCTGCCTTCCAGCCGTGTTCCATAATCGTTCCCACATGATAAAAACCCTCAAGACCTTCAGTCAAGTTTAATTGCGAAGAAAAGCAAAAAAATATGAGATTGTTTAAGTCCTAGGGGAACAACTCGCTAAGATAGAGGAATAAATAAGGGAATTATTACTTACTTGGTTAGAGGATAAGGGTATGGATGATAGAATAGGCCTTATTGTAGAATTAGGTTTTATACATCGGATATAGTACGTGAAATTTAATAGTATTTAATAACTTAGAATTTATAGTAAACTATTATTGAATAGATAAATTAAGGGGGAATTTAAGTGTTACCAAGTAGAGAAGAACGTTGTGAAAAATGTAATGGTTATGGTATTGAGTGGAATGATGTGTTTGATCGTGCTGTAGATACAGTTATGGATACTCAAGGATTAAGTTATTATGATTCAGTAAATCAAGTTAAAAATAACAGATCGTATGAGGAAGATTATACTGATTGTAAAGATTGTAAGGGTACTGGTAAGAATAAATAAAAAAGACATCCTATTGGGTGTCTTTTTTCAATTTGAACCAAATTAAAAGGATTAAGTTACTAAATATTTTATGATTTTAATTTATATAATTCTGGGGAATTAATAAAAAAGTCTTTTATAGAACTTCCAATGTTCAAGGGGTTAGCAGCCGGTTGTATTAAATTGTTATCTGCGCATATTTGTAGTGCATTTAGTATTGTTACTTCTTCAAATCCTTCTATGTATCCGTCCATAACAATTTGCTGTTTAGAAGTGATTTCTTCATCGTGTAGTTTTTCATAAAGGAACTTTTTTAACTTTTCATCCATTGCAACAAGTTTGTCCATTAAAAATCTCTCCTTTCCGTAATACTATTAATATAGCACTTTATTACAAAAAAGATATTATTAGATTAGTGTATATAAAGAAAAGACACCCTAAGGTGCCTTCCGCCGACTTAAATTATCCTAACTTTAAATTATATCATTTTTCATATTATAATAACATCTTTTTATTTTATACAAATATATAGTAATCAATATAAAAATATGACATTATATAACATGAATTTCTATTTTATTTAATATTTTTCCAAAGGAGGAAGATTTGTCTTGAAGAAGTTGTTTTCATTTTTATTATTTGTATTTGTAATTTTTTCAGCGAACAATATTTCATTTGCTGATGAAGTTATACCATTTAACAAATCGTTCTTTGCATATAACGAGCCATCGTTTACATCTGCAAAGGGAAATGGTGGAGCTCAATATGGACCTCAAAAAGCTCTAACTGTAAAAGAGAAGCGTTCAGATGGTTGGTGGAAGATAGGAACTTGGGAAGGCGATAAGTGGATTAATACTGATGGGGAAAAAAAGAAAATAGAGAAACCCTATATTACTTTTGCTGAACCTAAATTCTCATCGCCAAAAGGGAACAATGGTAATGTTATAGCACCTCAAGTAGTTACGGTGATAGATGGACAAGAAGATGGATGGTTAAAGATTCAAACAAATGAGGGGGATAAGTGGATCTTTCCCGATTCAGAAGCAGTAAAAGTAGATAAGAATTTCTATGCGTATAATGAACCTTCATTTACATCTAAAAAAGGACAAGAATATGCACCTCAAAAATCGCTTGTTGTAAAAGAAAAGCGTACAAATGGTTGGTGGAAAATAGCTACTTTTGAGGGAGACAAGTGGATTAATCTTACTGGGGAGCAAAAGAAAATAGAGAAACCGTATATTACTTTTGCTGAGCCTAAATTCACATCACCAAAAGGGAACAATGGTAATGTTATAGCACCTCAAGTAGTTACGGCGATAGATGGACAAGAAGATGGATGGTTAAAGATTCAAACCAATGAAGGAGATAAATGGATTTTCCTTAATTCTGAAGCGGTAAAAGTAGATAAAAATTTCTATGCGTATAATGAACCTTCATTTACATCTGAAAAAGCAAGTGGTGGAAACCAATATGGGCCACAAAAATCACTTGTTGTAAAAGAAAAACGTACAAATGGTTGGTGGAAAGTAGCAACTTATGAGGGTGATAAGTGGGTTAATCTAGATGGGGAGTTAAAAGCATTTGATAAACCATTTTTAGTGTTTTATGAGCCTGCATTTGCATCTCAAAAAGGAAATATGGAAGTACCTTATAGCCCTACTACTATTAGGGTAATTGAGGGGAATACTAAAGGATGGTTGAAAGTTCAAACTTGGGAAGGCGACAAATGGATGTATCCAGGTGTTGCAGAGACAGTAGCAGTTAATAAAAACTTTTATGTTTATAACGAACCGTCGTTTACATCAGCTAAAGGCAATGGAGGAAATCAATTTTCACCACAAAAATTCCTTGCTGTAATGGAAAAACGTCAAGATGGATGGTGGAAAGTGGTTACATATGAGGGTCCTAAATGGGTTGCATTGAATGGTGCTAAAATGGATATATCAAATAATCTATATTATGCATATAATGAGCCTTCGTATTCTTCTGATTTAGCAAATGGAGGAATGCCATATGGACCACAGACTATCAAGGTTTTAGAAGAAATTCCTAACGGATGGTTGAAGGTATCTACATGGGAAGGTGATAAATGGATTAATCTTATTGGAGAGAAGGTATGTAAGAAGATTAATTCAAATGTTCAGCGTGCATCTATTTCTAAAGCAGCATTAGCTGATAATGAAAAGCAACTAAATGCTAATGGCGAAAATGTGAATGTAGTAAGTTCTGTAAATAAAATAGATTTATCTTGGAATAAGAGGAATATTGTATCGAAATATAAGCTAAATAAACTAAATGATGATGGTAAATGGGAAGAGATTTGGAATGGGACGGAAACACAATTTTCTGTTACTAACCTAGAACCATCTAACGTATACACTCTTAACTTAATATCCTATGATAGTAATGGAAATGTCTTAAATGAAAGCAAAATTAATGCATTTACATTAAAAGACAAGGATGCGAAACTACAGTATTCAGAAGGGTTACGCAGTACATCAAAGGCGGATGTTAGTAGAGCAGCAACAGATGAAAGTAAAGTAGTCTATCCAATGGCAGATGCGTATATTAATTCTGTTGAATCTGGTGGAACTGCTAAATTAACATGGGGAAATGTTCCGGCTGATAATAATGCTTATGAAGTATATCGAGATGGTGAGTATGTTACAACTACAACTAAGAATGAATTCATAGATACTCAAAGATCAATTGTACAAAAAGCAAATGTAAGTTCTGGAACATCAACAGAACAAGATCCATATAGAACATTTTATGATGTTAAATCAGTTAAACAACTACCATCTAACATGATAGAGGAAAAAGTAGATGCTTTAAAAGCGAAGGGAATTACTCTTACAACTCATCAAAAAGAAGAATTAGAGTGTGAAGAAAAAAATCTTTCTACATTTGTAGATAAGGCTGGTTGGTCTTCGATGACTAAGCAGGATAAGTCAACTACGAATCTCGCAGCAGCGGGTTTGAATTATGATATGGGCCTTAAATTTAGGTATCAAACATTTATTCCAGATGCTTACGTAGATGCTCCTTCGTATATACCTGATATGATAAGTGATTTTAGAACTTTTGAGGGAGATAACAGAAAGTATTTCACTTATTTTTCAAATAGTTTTAGAACTAGATTAGATGTTACAGCTACATGGAGTTATAATGGGACTACAGGATCATTCAATCCAGCAAAAATAGTGACAAATAGAGAGACTGGACTCACAACAGGATATAAAAATGATGGGACCGCTGTAAATGGCAAAGCAAATGCAGACAGAGATTTATTTGTATTTGTCAAATCAGCTACATCCAGACAGGCTCAATTTATTATGAAGACTGCATCGGCTAATCCCTTAGTTCCAGGTGCACCGGTTATCGATGCATATGCTCATGTAGTTGTTAATAGAAATGGTAGTGGTGCAACAGCTGGATACCATGATAGAGCACCAAATCATGAGTTTTATGCGGCTTTTTACGTATCTCATAAACCGCAAATTTATAATCCAGCGACTTTACATACATCTGAATTAAGTCGTAGATTAAAATTTACAGCATTGTTTCCGTTTGTTCCGCCTATAGAATTTTTAGCAAGTTATCCACAATTGATTGTAAATGAATAGTTGTTTATGAATGTATAATCATGATAATTTATTTAAAAAATCTCTTCGCATATTGGTGAAGAGATTTTTTAATGAAAGCTGCAACTTAAGTAAGTTTCCTTCTACTTGATTATTACCCAGAAATTTAACATACGGCTAAATTAAGTTCTAGATGGGAATTTTAAGCTACCTATAGAGTTTGTAGCAGGTTATCCAGCGGCTGTTGTAGATTGATAGAGATTAGTTAAATATGTTGCTTAGAAAAACTCAGTTACTATAGGTAGCTGTCTTTTTATTTAGGGAGAATAAGGTTTTGTTAATTAATAAAATAATTTAGAATGTTGTATTATAGGAGGAATCGACAGTGTATTTTTTAAATAGAGGTGATTATAATTGAGAAAGTTTATAATCCCGTTTGTATATTCTTTATTAAGTTTATTTATCGCAATGAGTTTCCTTCAACTATACTATGATATTAGAATAGCTGAAGCAGAAACTGTTTCTATTATCTTTGATACTCTTTTTAATAATATACTGCAAATAACAGTTGTTGTTGGTTGTGTTGGAATTCCTATCGTTTTATTTGGGTGTATCCTTGGAGAGTTATTATTTAGGTACTTTATTTTACCTTTTAATTTAAACTATATTATTTCTATAGTATTGTATATTTTCTTAGGTGCAGGAATAATACTTGTAATTGGGTTTATAATAGCTGGAGGAGTTCGGATCGTATCTGAAGATATAAGATTTATAATAATGGCTAGTATTTGTTCTGTTACATTTTTCGTGAGCAGGAATAGATATGAGAAAAAAACATGACATTATAGTCATGTTTTTTCTTATTGTAGCTTGTATTTAATTTATATTAACTTGTTGAGTATCTCTGCATCATTTACATAAAAAAGACACCCTAAGGTGCCTTCCTCCGACTTGAACCACTTTACTTTTAATAATATGTATTGGACTCCCATCCAAATAATATTTTACCATATTAAGTTATATTGGTGATTGAGAAATATGAATCGAATCTATTGTTTTATTTTTAAGCTCTTTTCGTATTCTTTAGCTTCATCAACATTTTTAAATGTTTTTAAATCGAATATCTTTTCTCCATCAATACATACAACTAATACTCCATCTTGAGCTTGAAGAACACTACCTACATTACCTTTTCCGAGTGAAATACTGAAGGGATTCTCTACATTTAATGATTTCTTTTTAGCAAGATAATCTTTAAATGGCATACCAATGGATAGTTCGTCTTTTAAGCCTTTAATAGTGTTACCAGAAGTAGTTGTTGGTTGTTCCTTTTTTGTAGCCTCTTCTTGCTGTTTGCGTTGCTTTTCAGCCGTCTCTTGTTCTGCTTTCTCCTTTTTCACAGTCCCTTTTTCTTCAGCTTTCTTCGCTTTCTCAGCTTCCTTTTGTGCTTCTTGCTCAGCTTTAGATTCTTTGGAAGTACTTGCTGTCTCGTTAGATGAACATGCTGCTAATCCCATAAATAAAGCGCAACTTGTGAGTGCGATTAATAGTTTATTGTTCATACTATGTATCCTCCTAGCATCTAAAATGTAAGATTCCTGGATAATCATATCAAAATTAACATCCGTATATTGTCATATTATGTCGAGAATTAATAAAAAGACACCCAAAGGTGCCTTCCTCCGACTTGAACTATCCTGTATTACTGCGGTGCCGATTAATACATTAAATTATAAAAATAATTTGTTATACTTCCATGTACCCTAGTTGGTATAATGTATAAGGCAATTATTGGTTAATTAATAGCGAACATATATTAGGGAGGTATACAAGTCATGGAACTAATAATTTTTTCATTTGTATTAGTGGTAATATTCTTTATTCTTTCAATAACTTTAAGTGGTAAAGGTCAGCTAATAGCAAAAGAAGTTTTAAAAGAGCTTATTAATGGCCCTGAGGGGAAAATGTTGGTAGGTTTTTTTGGATCTGCAGCAGTTACAGGGGTAATTTTTGTCATTTGGCTTTTATTGAACTAAGCATTCCAGTTACTCAGGCTGATACAAGGCGCAAGAAAATTACTGGATAATTAAAGATACATATATATTAGGAGGTACATAAGTAATGATAGATATAATATTCTCATTCTTCTTAGTGGTTACTTATTTCATAATTTATCTCTTTTCAAGTGGAGAAAAGAAACAACAAGCAAAAGAAAATCTAAAAGAAGTTATTACGGGTGCTGATGGTAAACTCCTATTAGTGACTGTTATGGGAATTATAATCGTAGTAATCTTTTTATATTTTTATGGTTTAGGTTTATGAATATAAACTAAAATCATATCCAAGTATACGAGATAATGGTTCACCTGGGAAGTATGCGTATTATGGTGGAGAATAGGACAAAGGTGGTCTTTTTGGAGCCTGTTTTATTTTATAACCAGAAAATCTAATTGTTACCATGCCCCATAAAAAAAAGACACCCTAAGGTGCCTTCCGACTTGAACCAACTTATTTTAAATCGCTTATATTATTTATTAATTAATTTTAAAATTTCTTTTGTGGCTTCCAATTTAACAGTTTCATCCTCAGAATTTTTCATTAAGTATTTTAATGTTTCTAATGATTCTTTAAGTAGTTCGTCTCTATTCTCAATTTCAGTTGTTTTTGGTTGTTCGCCAGTAATAAATTGTTCAATTTCAGCTTCTTCCCAAGTACCGCTAAAACGACCGATAGTACGAATGTTTTTTAATAAGGATTGAATTTTGGCGTTACACTTTTCAAATGGAACCTCATTAATCCATTTAATTGATCTTGTGTGAGGCATGTAATCTTTTAAATATTTCTCTTCCCATTTGTATTGTCCAACCTCACCTATATAAACTGTATCTTCTTTACGGATAAGTACAATATCCCCTTCATTCATTACATTAATAAATGAGTTAACTAATCCTAAATTTGTACTTAAAGATTGACCCTCATATTTATAAGCTGTTTTAAGTTTTTCACGAATTTCATCAATTGTAGCCCCTTCTAGATTTCCAGTATCACACCAACCTATCGAGATGAAATTATCTTTTCGAAATACAGGAAATCTCTCGATGTTATGAGGCTTACTGCGGAACATAAAAATTTGCTTTTTCATTAAAAATTCCTCCCAGTCGATTATAGTTACAATAAAAACGAAAACACTATTTTGTTTATTAGTTGTAACTTAGTTATTACTATACAATAACTAAGAGCGTGGAGTCAAATGAAAAAAGCACTCTTTTTTGAGTGCTCTAAAATCTATATTTTGTAAATAAAGAATCAGAGTTATAATATTTAAGTAATACATTATAAGATTATAGGGGTGGAGAGATTGGATAGAATATTTGAGTTTAAAGGGGCAGGGAAAACAATAGTAAAAATAGAGGGTAACTTTATTCGTCTGAAGCGAAAAGGTGCTCTGAATTTTTTAAACCATGGATTAGATGGTGAAAAAACTATTGATATTAACAATATGACTGGTATTCAAATTAAAAAAGCCAATTTCTTCACAAATGGTTACATACAATTTATCTTCATGGGTAGTCAAGAGAGTAAAAGAGGAGTTATGGCTGCAGCTACAGATGAAAATACAGTTATGTTTACAAAAAGAGAACAAAAAATGGCTGAAGAAATTAAAGAGTACATTGAGAGTATCTTAGCTAATAAGAGCAAGCCTCAAGTTGCTGCATCAGTAAGTGGTGCGGATGAAATATTGAAGTATAAAGAGTTGTTAGATCAAGGAATTATTACTGAGGAAGATTTCCAAGCGAAGAAAAAGCAATTATTAGGAATTTAAAAAAGCGCTCAAATGAGCGCTTTTTTTATTTTAATCCAAATTGTGCTTTACTATTTAGTTTTCCACCTTGGAACATAAAGTTAGCATTAGCGCCCGGTGAACCTACACCTTCCCACATATACATAACTGTGTAGAATTCAGTTCCTTTCTCTCCACCTTCAGATATTAATTCTCCATCGGTACCTATAATTTCTTTTACTTGTTCATATGTCATACCGTTTTGAATGTTTTCGAATTTCACTTTTGTTAAACCTGGTCTACTAGATCCAGCACGTTGTTTGTTTTCTTCGTCAGCTTTTTGTTTTTCTTCTTTTTTCCTTTGAACATTAGCAGCTACAATTTCATCTTCTTTGGAAATGTACTCAGGAACAGACATGTTATATTTCTCAGCCATTTTTTCAAAATGCTCCATTGCATCCTTATCCTTTGTAGTTGGCTCATGAGACTGATATTTAACACCGTACTTGTTGTAAATCTCCATGTTAACATTACGGCCATCGTCCATTTTTAAAACTGTATCTTGAGGCTTAGAATTAGTTTCTTTTTTCGTATCAGATTGACTTTCTATCTTAGCCTCTTGTTTTGGGGTGCTAGAAGCAACTTTATTCTCTTTTTTATCCATGAAACCACTAATTGCAGCAATAACAATAAATAGGTAAACAGCACTAGCTACAACCATTTTCCATTTTGTATTAGATCGGAAACCGAGTATCTTGTTATGTAATTTACGCTCCACTTTATTGATTTGAATTGAAGTACTAGTTTGGATTAAGCGCTCGATATCATTAGTTTGCTGTGTCGGTGTAAATACGAATGTTTTATTCATTCCTTTAAACTCCATAACAGCTTTCACAGCGAATTTATCAATAGTAACAGTGTCGTATTCATCTAAAGTATATGTACCAACACTAGAAACGTCCTGTGTACTCTTGTTGTACTTGAATAGTTGAATATGATCTTTATCTACAGCAGCATAGCCACTATCAGTCGAACTGAACTTAGCTTCTACAATAATAGGTGAAGTTTGATATTTATTCGCTATTGCTTGTTTGGCAAGTTGCGAATCGCTAGGTTTTTTCTCTTTGTTTTTATTACCCATTTTTATTTGTCTCCTCCAAAATGTAAGATTTCTCACCTCATGGTAGCAAACAAGTTATTCGTATATTGTCATATTTTGTCGAATGGGAATAAAAAAGAGAGCCGAAGCCCCTAATTAATGAAGTTACCGAATTGCTTATGTGAAGTTTAAAATGAAAATGTTGTATTTAATTGTAACTATATAAATTACCTAATGATAGAATATAAATAAACAAACAAATAAATAAATGGGGGAAAATAAATGATTAAAAAAATCCTTTCTATTAAAGGTGTCGGGAAATATGTGCATTTTAGTGCAAATGATATGAAAATAAATTCATTTTTTGAGAAATTGAACGTTATATATGCTAACAATGGCAGAGGGAAAACCACTCTATCTGCTATATTAAAATCTTTACAAACTGGAAACTCTAAAATTTTAATTGATAGAAAATCTATTAATTATCCAGGCAAACAAGAAGTATCTATACTAGCTACTGCAAAACACAATTTTAAAGATAAGGTATGGAATGCACCTTTAAATGAATTGGAAATTTTTGATACATTTTTTATCGATGAAAATGTTTTTTCAGGATTTGAAACTTCTTTAGAGCATAAAAAAAACTTACATCAGTTTGTATTGGGTGAAAAGGCTGTTCTACTCGCTAATGATATTAGAGAAATAAAACAAAATATTTCACAAGAGCAAGATAAACTTAAAACCCTTGAACAGCGTATAGTAATAAAAAATAATTCATTTAGTCTTAGTGGATACCTCAAACTTCTTCCAAGTGATGATATTCAAGAAAGGATTGATAATAAAAGAAAAGAATTAGAACTAGCAAAAAAGAAAAAAGAAATTGAACGTGCAAACCTATATAAATTGATACCAAATATAAAACTTAATATAAATATAGATGAATGTAAATATATTATTGGTGCTCGTATAGAGGATATTGAAAAAAAATATATTGAAAAGGTTCAAGCACATTTGAAATTTTTGAGGGGGAATGGGTTAAATAGTCCAGAAAAATGGATACGAGAGGGTTTTACTCTCGTTGATAAAGGAGAAAGTTGTCCATTTTGTAATCAAAAAATTAAGGATAATGAAAATTTAATTATTCCGTATCGTCAATTTTTTAATCAAGAATATAATATTTTAAAAAATAAATGTGAAAAAGCACTTGAAAAATTTAAACGTTTTAATCTAATGCTAGAGTTAGAAAAATTACAAGCAACTATGAATATAAATCAAGAATTAGCTAATTTTTGGAATCCATTGGTTAATGAAGAAGTTGCAGTCACATTAGATCTTAATACTGAAATTAATACTATATACTTGCGGGCGCAAAGTGATTTAAATGATAAATTGTCTAATTTATTTAGCGAAATGCAAGTTGAGAATTTTGACCTATTGGACAAAGAGTTGGATAGTATTAATAATGTCATTAATGAAGTAAACCGTCAGTTAGAATTAGGTAATACATACATACATCATTTAAAAGGTAACAGTAAAGACGTGCTAATTTTAGAAATGGAACTATCTAAAGTGGAAGATGAAAATAGGAGGTTTCAAGAACCATATTTGTCTTACTGTGCCGATTATATAAATATAAATGAGAAAATAAAAGAATTACGAAGAGAAAATAGGGAACTACAAAATGAATTGAAAGAGTATTCAAGAGAAACATTTGAAAAATACGGTAATAAAATCAATGAATATTTAAAAGCATTTTCAACAAAGTTTGAAATTAAGGACTTACAGAGTTATATAATTGGCCGTAGTAATAATCCTGCAGTAAGATATGTTCTAACATTGGATGGCAAGGAAATAACATTTGATAATAAAGGTGGAAAGGTTCAAGCTTCTCATGCATTAAGTGATGGGGATAGAAGTACCTTAGCTTTGGCTTTCTTTTTAGCTAAGTTGGATATAGACAAAAATATTGACGAGAAAATCATTGTTTTTGACGATCCCTTATCCAGTCTAGATAGCAATAGAAGAAACAAGACCGTGAATTTATTAATTGAAAAAAGTAAACGTGCAAAGCAAACCTTTATTCTGAGTCACAATGATTCATTTATATTCAAATTATATGAGAAGGCATCTCCTAAAATGATGACCATAACATATGATGGGAAACTCGACGACTTAGATTCTAATGATATGGAAGATTTAATGGAACATCGTTATTTTAAACAAATCAAAAAAATTGAATCATTTTGTGAGAGCCCAGATCTAAAACAAAATATAAGTGATCTTCAGGGATCAATAAGAATAATACTTGAAGATAGCATAAAATTTAGGTATAGAAAATACTTAAAAAGCGAATATACTGATACACAAGGAAAAAAAATAGGACCTTTAAGTAATAAAGAAGGATTAGGTTCTATGATTAATATACTTGAGGTTTCTGATTGTATATTTAAGGGTGATAAAGATTCAATTATATTTCAACTTAGAGAATTGAATGAATTTTCGATGGCGCCACATCATGGAAGTATTGAATCTTCACATAGAGAAGAGAATTTAACAATTGATGAACTAATTACATTTTTAAACCAAACCCTGGATGTAATTTATAAAAAATTATAATTTTTTAAATGAAAAGAAGAGAGCAAAAGCTCTCTTTTTCTTTTATCTATTAATTCCAAATACCATCATTGGCTGAAGTTTTAGCGTTATGAATTAAAAATAATATATTATTAGAAAAATATTTAAATAATACATACCTTTAAGAACGTACGTTCTTATTTGTGGTATGATATGGACATAAAAATAGGTGGCGTTGGTGTTTGTGCTTTCTGAGGAAACTCGCTTTTTCTTAATTTAAGTGAAAATTGATATATCGTGAAAAATTCATAAACTACAAAGAAGATACAGGGAGAATTTATGATGACGAAAGAACAATTAGCTAGGGAAACAGTAAAATTAAGTTTGAAATTGGGGACTTCAGTAAAAGCAGAGGAAATTTTAAAGGTATGCCTTGATGAGTCATATAAAGAAAAAGCAAGTACATAAAAAGAAGACTGCCATTGTGGGGCTGTCTTCTTTGATTAATCATTCTTTTTATTTTGCATATATGTAACATACATCTCTAATTGTTCCCAAGCTTTCTTTCGTTCCTCTTCTGGAAGACTTTCGATTAAAGACATTATATTCTTACCTTCTTCAGTAACAATCTTATTTTCTTCTTCCTTCAGTTCAGGATCATCAGAAAGTCCTAATAAGAAATCAGTAGTACAATTTAAAACTGTAGCAATTTTTGTAATAGCTTTTCTGCCAGCATCTTTCTTATTGTTCTCTATCTCTGATATTGTTGATTTTTTTAAATCAACACGATTACCTAATTCTTCTTGTGTCCACTTCATTTCTTTCCTTAATTGTTTTACCCTATCCCCACGCATAATTAATCCACCTTTTTTTATTAAATTCAAACTTATATCCGATTAGTTAATAAATAACTTCATTAGTACCGCAGTAATACTATAGTAGTGTTACAGTAATTAAGTTCATTTTATTATAAAAGTTCGCTCAGAGCAAACTATATTAGTTTTAATATTCTGGAAATTAAGATTAATGCATTTTAAGAAAACGAAAAGTTTTTTAGAAAATAGTTCCCTTTTTTCGAACTTTTTGATATAGTATTACTTGTAAGCGAGGTGAACAGGAAAATGATTTTTGACAACAAAAAATTGTCGAGTTTGCTTGATGAAAATGAAATGAGGCAAATACAGTTAGCTAAAGAGATAAAACGCTCTAAAAGTACGGTTTGTGAATATATTAAGGGTACTAAATCACCAGGTAAAGAGGCAGCTTTCGCTATTTCTAGAGTATTTTCAATACCTGTGGAAGACCTTTTTAAAAGGGTTGAATAAATAGAACTGGATAACTTTAAAATCAATATTTTTTTAAATATAAAGTTCGATTTTTTCGAACTATAAATAAGGAGTGAAAATATGAATCAATTAACAAAATTTAAAAATGAAATTTTTGAGGTATCAGCAAAATTCGAAAATGGCGAAGTGTTGTTTGATCTAGAACAAGTTGCTAAGAGCTTAGGGATAGTTGATATCAAAAATGGTAGGAAGTATGTGAGATGGAACAGAGTTAATTCTTATCTTCCTAAGAATTCGCCACAAGTGGCGAAAGGAGATTTAATTCCAGAGCCTTTAGTGTACAAGTTAGCCTTCAAAGTAAGTAACGAAGTAGCAGAAGCTTTTCAAGATTGGTTAGCGATTGAAGTGCTTCCTTCTATTAGAAAACACGGAGCATACATGACAGATCAAGTCCTGGAACAAGCGGTAACTAATCCAGACTTCGCAATCGGTCTTCTCACTAAATTAAAAGAAGAGAAAGAAAAGCTTGCAGCAGCACAGCAACAAATTGTACAGCAGCAACCACTCGTAACATTCGCAGAAGCGTGTATGCAATCGGATAAGGCACTGAAAGTAAGCGAAGTTGCTAAGTTAGCAGCAAAACATGGTATCAAAACAGGTCAAAAGAGATTATTCGCAACACTTCGAGAGTGGGGATTAATCTTCAAAAATAAAAATGAACCAACTCAGAAAGCAATCGACAGTGGTTACTTCGAAGTTGTACAAGGTGTAAAAGAAAAACCTAACGGAGAGCCTTTCACATGGCTAACACCTTACGTAACGCCAAAAGGACAAGCTTACATCATAGACCGACTGAAGAAAGAACAAGAACAGAAGGCGGTGTAAACAATGGAAGAAAGCACATTCTCACATTTAATGATATTGGTGGCAGTCATTGGTCTTGCTGGATTCATCTACCTGATGGATCGGATAGACAAACGGATTATGAAGGATGAAAAGTGATGGATAGACAACAGCGGGACAAAGAAGAGAAAGTAAACATCATCAGGATGATTCGTGATTTAAGAGCTAGAGGGATACATAACAGCGCAGATAAGGTTGAGGAAATGCATAAGGAGTTTATAACTCTAGCTAAATAGGACAAGCGTTGTGCTTGTCATCATGATCAGGAGCGGACACCATTTCCCCTCCACCTCGTTTCTGGTCATGATGATGCGTACAAGCATCAAAACAAAAGAAAAACCAGCCGATTACCCCTAATCGACTGGTTCATGAAACGACTCAATATTTGTACCTCTATTATAACACGGTCGTTTCTTCTAAGTAAACAAGGAGAGGAGTGAAAGCCTATGTTAGATAAAAATCAATCAAAAGTTATCCTTCCTTCGTGGGTATGGGAAGGCGTGAAAAATGAAAAAGAAGCGAAATTGAGGGCAATTAAGTACATTACTCCCGATCGCTATCCAGGATACAAAATAATTGAAATTCAAGGCGACATAGCGGTATGCGAAAGAGAAAGCGTTTAATGAAGAAGGTGAACTGAATGAACAACAACGTGATGAAAATCGCAAGAATAAACTTACGTGGTAATACGATGGACCAAGGTTGGTTTAAACACCTTACTTTAGATAATGGTAAGCCGTATATGGTTGCTATTACCGTTTTAAGTGAAATCTTTTACTGGTATAAACCAACTGAGATTCGTGATGAAAAAACAAATGAAATTCGTTACAGACAAAAATTTAAGGCGGACAAGCTTCAAAAGAGCTATCAGCAGCTGGCAGACTCATTTGGTTTTACGAAACGACAAGTATTAGAAGCATGTAAATACTTACTAAAAAGAAAACTAATTTTGATTGAATTTCGCACCATCGTAGTTAACGGGATACGACACAATAATGTAATGTATATAGAACCGATTGTTGAGAATATTGAAAAAATTTCCGTTTTATATCAAGACTCTATCACATTAGAAAGTGATACCCTCCCACATTATAACGAGGGAGGCTCCCACACTAAAAAGGGAGAGGCTCCCACATTGAAACGTGGGACAAATACAGAGATTACTACAAAGAATACTACAGAGATTACTACAAATAAAAAGACTTCTCGTCTCAAGTTTGAAACTTGCGACACTAATGCAGCTAAATATTTATTTGAAATGATTAAGGGTAATAATCCTAAACAAAAAGAACCTAACTTCGAGTCATGGGCAAATGAATTTAGGTTACTCCGAGAACGAGATAACAGGGAACTTCAAGATATTAAAGATGTTATTGATTGGTGCCAAGCAGATGCATTTTGGCAAGGGAATATCTTATCTCCAAAAAAACTACGTGAAAAGTTCGACCAGTTAACGATTCAAATGAACGCTAGAAAAGGAGCGAATAAACGTGTCGGAATCAATAGGAAATGTGATGACTCGGATAGTGAATACATCGGCTTGTAATGAAGAAACAGAAGGATATACATGTGAGCATTGCAATAAATACATTGCAGCAATAACTGTAGAAGTACCGCAGTTACGTATTAAAAATAAAATCCTACCTACTTGTGAATGTGTTGTAGAACGTGAAGAGGCAAAAATACGTGAAGCTCAAAACTTTGCTAAGAAACGAGAAATAGAAAAGTTATTCAGTATCAGCAATTTAGGAGAAAGATTCTCAAAAAGTACTTTTGAATCGTTTCTAGATAGAAATGGATCAGAGACTGCTTACAAAATAGCGATGAAGTATGTAAAAACATTTAAAGAATGGAATGGCGAATCTTTAATGATTTGGGGAGATCCGGGGAATGGTAAAACGCACTTAGCTGCTGCGATTGTAAATGAACTTTCGAAAAAAGGATACATTGTCGTATTTCAAAGCGTTCCGGAGTTGTTGCAACGCATTCGCAGTACCTTTAACAGTGAAAACAAAGAGAACGAAACGCAAATTATGAGAGCACTTTTAGAATGTGACTTACTAATACTAGATGATATTGGAGCGGAAAAGACTACGGAATGGGTGGAAGAGAAACTGTTCAATATTATAGATGGCCGCTATAGAAAAGAACTACCTACCTTATATACAAGTAATCTACAACCTAAAGAACTACAGAATCAAGTAGGGAAGCGTTCCTATGATCGAATGGTTGAAACAAGCCTCACAGTTGAAAATAAAGCGGAAAGTTATAGAAGAGAGATTGCTAAGCAACGTCTTCAAAGATTCGTAGAAGCGTAAAAGGGGGATACGAAAATGTTAAATTATGAAGCTCCATCTAAACCATATTGCGACATATGCGGTGTAGCGATTGATAACATCGATATTCACGAAGTGCATATTGAAGAGAAAATGATAACTGCTTGCTCAATATGCTACGGAGATCCAACTGTACGAAGGATCGAAACGAAAACATTGTTTGATTTAATCAAAGCGGTAAGCAAGCGCTACGGGTACCGCAAAAGTATAAGGGAAGTGCAACAGCAAATAGAAGAAGCTAAGAATGGTATAGAAATTGATGTGCTTGAAAAAAGGGAAGGGCAATTACTGCGACAGCAAACAGGAGAGAAAACTGAATTTTCAGATAAAGAATTGCTGTATATCTTCAACAAATTACGCTTACAAATAGCGGGTCACAATAACTTGGCCTTTGCGGTAGCTCAAATATCGGATCGCAATATCGAAGTTGTAATAAGAAAGGATGACGATTATGTGCGCGTGTAACGGAACTGGAGTAATTCAAAACAGTATTGGAATGGGTATGTATCAATTTGGACCATGCGTTTGCGAAGCGGGGAATCAAACGCATGAGGAAGTGGATAGAAAGCGTCATGCCGTTATAGCGAGGTTAATGGAAATTCATCGTATGCAACAGGAAGAGAAAACAGGCGTTGTGGCATGAGAAGCGGTCAACTCTCTTTTGAGGATGTTATAGGAAGCTTTGACTATACAGCAACCAGTACTTCCGAACAATTTCTGCGTATTAATAGCCATAACGCTATAACGCCTACATTTGAAGTTCATTTTTACGATCAAGATGAGAAGCAAAAAATAGATTGGTTTGAAACAAAAAACGAAGAAGATGCAAAGAGCGATGCCATAGCAAAGCATGGAAGAATCCAAATTATAAAAACGGTGATAAGTACAAGGACGTTAGCGGAGATCATGGATTTGGATTAGGAGGCATAGCGTTATGACGCGTAACACAAGGTTAAGGATCGTTCTTGGAACTGTGGTATGAGCACACAGTAAATGTGTACTCATACCAATCTAAATTATTTTAAGGACCATGATATATCATCAAGAGCTTTATAAATATAACTATACATGCGGTAAAAGAGATACTTTGGATTGTATTTTTGTTTCCATTTCATAAAAATCACCTCTCATACAAATAGTTTAATTATATTATACAGTTATTAATTTGAATGTTAAGAAAACTAGATGCGAATTAAGGTGAATTTAAACAAAATAGCTATAAAAAAAAGACCTCTTACGGAAAGATAAGGGGTCATCAAAAAATGTTGTATTTGAAACACGTGATGTTTCACAAAGACATTATAACATAAATTTATATATTTAGTATTATTGATATATAAATTTATGAAAATAATAAAAGTGCATAAAATCCGTATTTAAATGGAGAAGCCCTAGGCTTAGGGGGCTAGGGCTTCTCGGTTTGGTATATTTCACACGATATTATAAAAAAGAATAGAACTTACTGAAGATAACACATGGATGTTTCATAAATGTATCAAAAAAGTGAACAAAATAGTTATCTTGTAGAAAAGGGGTGATCGAGAATGGAAGAGTTAATAAAAAAGCTTCGGGAGTTACACCAAATAAATATTTATTCGGTAGACGAAAATTGGTGTATCCAATTGTTTGATTTAGATGTTTGTCCGAATGATTATGATGTTCAGCCTTGCCCAGAATTTGAGTGTGTATTTGAGACGTCAGGTAAAGTCCTTACAAATGTATTATCAGATGCATTGGTTTGGGCAAAAGATCAGCTGGAAAATCAGATTTAAACAAAATCTTTATTTGGCAGGTGAATGGAATGAAAACTAAAAAGTGCAAAACATGTAAAGGAACAGGTTTTACATTTAAAACAGCTTGCTCTATTAGAGGGTTTAAGACATATGAGTTTCTAGAAAAATCGATATGCACAAAGTGTTTTGGTAAAGGTATGAAGAAAAACAAAATCGTTATTTAAATAAAAGAAACCCCGATTGTCTGCGGGGCTTCTAAGGGTAATCGTCAAGTAATGACGTACTCGACTAAATAACCATATCATGAATTTTTTGGTAAAAACACTGGTAAATGTGTCCAAATAGATGAGGGCATCATTTTCAACAAAAATGCTATTTTGCATAAAAAATCTATTAAAGTGAGGATTAAGTTTATGAGCGATTTATTGGTACTTGGTTTAGAGGGAAATCAAGAAAAGATTGAAAAAATAGTGGAAAAATTAGAGGAAGCTAGAACAATAGCGAGGGAACTAGCTTCAACTAAAATTTACATTCAAGATACTAGAAAGAAAGACTTAGATAGCTACATTGAAGAATTGAGGGGTGATTTTAAGAAAACTTTTCATCACGAGCCTCAAGGATACTATTTGGTAGCGGAAGGACAGAATGGACGCTGTCAGATATCTTTACCTGAAAAGAAAAAGTTTTTCTAGAAGTAACTATTTCTAGAGTGTTATTACCAATATTTACATCGTCTATCTCATTGAAGTGAAAAAATAAATGCCCCCTTAAGGAAGTATATGGGGGAATATCTATTACAGGTTTTAACCATGTATCATTCATCGGAAATATTAACTTATGCTCATTTCCACTGAATGATATGACGCCATTATGTATTTCTTTTCCTGCCTTTGTAGTGATGGAATATTCATCATTGGGCTTACTATAAGAATTGAAGTTTAACTTATTGTTTAAAGTGAATTCGATAATGGAAATTGGTAGTGCACTTTCATTGGTAATAATAACGTCTATAATTACCCTAAAGTCATTGTGCCAATATACATCAGGTGTTTTTGGATCGATTCTATCAGGTTTAAGTATGTGGGCTATCCAATTATCTCTAAGTTGTCTGCACTTAATGCTAGCTCTATTTCTCCAAAAGTTAGCAAGCGTAATTATAAAAGTTGCTAAGGAGATAAAAAATGCTGCGATCGGTATTATATTTAATTTCAAAAACTCAATTAGTTGGACTATAGATTCATTATTTATAGTAATCACCTCCTTTTATATCATTATACGATAGAGAGGAGCATGAAACTATTAACTTGTTAGATGAGATCAGGTACGAAAGTTATAGGTGTTTACAGGATCTAAGATTGTGATCTGGATTGTAAAACATAAAAAATAAAGAATTTTAAAATGAAAATTTCATTTTGTAGAAAAGGGGAATGGATATGGAAAAGTGGCCAGAAGAACCATACAAGCACAAAGATGGTACAGTTGTTCATTTAATGGAGGTTAATCCGAATGATTGGTACTGTTGGGCAAATTTTCCTGATGGTAACATCAAACCGGTGTCAGAAGATGTTTTCTTTAGAGATTTTGAACCATTAAAAAAGCAGCTAGCAAAAGCTAACTGCTCATCTCCAAGGGGGAACAAGGAGAAAAGATTACCGTGTCATCTATAGTATTGACGGAATATTGAGTTTTATTCACGAGAGATTATATTCTAAAATTTGAATTATGATAGTCGATATTCTCCATATTGACCAGAAAAGAACTAAAAGTTCTAGTGACATTCCAAGGGTTCTTTTCTTAGTTTTTTGAGATTCTTTTATCAAATAGCCAATAGCACAAATTGCTAGAAGAATGAAAAGAATAAGTTCGAGTGTAACTGGCATTCTATCTACTCCTAAAAGTAAGTTTGTATATATAGATTATAAGATATTTTTTTGATGATTGGTAGTAAAAAATTCAACAAAATAATCCTTTGAATAGAAAGCGAGGCTAGCAGAATGGAAGGTAATGTAAAGCTATTAGGCACAGATGGAATGTTTGGAATGGAGTTTACAGGAAGTAAGGTCAATGTTTACAACGATGAAGGACACGTAATGGAGAGTATGACAACAAAGGAGCATGTTCAGGAAGTTATTGATTTTCTTGAAGAGTGTAAAGGACAGATGGAATAGAAAGCGGGGTTACTAGTTGATTAAGAAAAGAAAGGCAACAACTAAGAAGAACGCACCACGGATCAAACAGAAGAAAGTGACATATGACGGAATAGATTTTGATTCACAATCAGAAATGAACTATTACAAGTACTTACAAAGCAGGGGTGATGTCAGTCACATAGAGTGTCATCCCTCTTTCACTCTAATACCATCTTTTGAGATTAAGAGCAGCATAACGAAGTCAGGGAAGTCAAAAAAGACAGCGATGAGGTTCACACCAGACTTTAAAGTAACGTACTCAGATGGGCGTGTAGAGGTCTGTGATGTGAAGGGAAGTAAGCGTGCAATCAATGAGGGATTCCCGATACGCAAGAAGTTATGGGAGTACTTAAATAAACAAGAGTTAATCGTTGTGATATGGGACAAGGAGTTAGGTGAATGGACAAGATCATAAAGGGGTGAGTGTCATTAGAAGATACGAAGGTACACGAGAGTATACATTGTTCCGAAAAGAACCAGGGTTTGGAGATAGTCAGTACGTTACGATATTCGATGTATTTAAGTATCAGGAGTTAATGGACCATTTTAATGATGGCTGGAGAATTCATGATGAGGATAAGAAGAAAGCAGCTTTGCAAAGAACAATAGCTTAATGGATAGCGGAACAATGCTTCACAGTGTGGTGGGGGCTGTATTGTAAGCATCGTTCCCTTATTCAACAAAGAGATAGTAAAATTTCACGTACCTGATATGAATGTAAAAACCAAAATTCGAAATAGGGGGATTACAGATGGAGCAATTAGCATTCTTTCCAGAAATCGATGATGAGACATATAAAAAGATCCAAAAAGAAGTGGTGAGTATTCTTAAAGAGTACCGTGCATTAAAGGTACGGTTTGAAAACGAGATAGAGCAAGAACAGGAAGGGATTAGCTTGTTTCCAGAAATACGCAACACAAGACGTGTGAGTAATATGAAGTTTAAGCAAATAGATAAGGCTTTACAAAACGTTCTTGATTATGACGAAGCTGAAATAATTAAGATGAAGTACTTAAATGGCGAGAAGCTTAAAGATAGTTTTATATACCAAGAGTTATCAATTAAAAGAGATCATTTCTACAATAAGAAAAAGAATGCAATTCGATTGATTGCCACTTCGTTGGGGATGATTTGATTATTATATTTCTATTAATAACCAAAAACGATAGAAATTATGTAATTATGCATATTTAACCAAATTTAAAAGTTATTTCTATATAATGATATTTGTAGTTAACAAATTTTGGGGGTTTTAAAATGAAAAAATTAGGGAAAACACTTCTAACAGGTATTGTTTTATCAAGCGGACTTCTTTTTGGTACTTCTGATGCATTTGCAATGGATTCGAAAAGCGCTACTGACAGTATACATTTTAGTACTGATTCTAATAGCTATGGCTGGGGTGCTACATCTATTGATGTAGACGGATATGTACCTTATCGTAATAGTTTGATTGAATTAGTTAGAAAAGACGGAACTGTTGTACAACGTCATGATATTGGCGCAGGTCATTTCTTTAAACAATTACCACTAAACGGTGTTTCACCTGGATTATATGATGTAGTGGTAACATCAGATACGGGTGGCTGGCATGGAAAAGGCGAATTAAAAGGTTACTTAAGAGTAAAATTATAATCGCTTTTTATAAGGTATATAGTTTGAAGGAAAAGGCAAGATCATTATTAAATGGTCCTGCCTTTTTTATTTTTAAATCGTCGACAAAATCTCGATAAAAAAGGGGACTAAATAGGGGGAATTTTGATAATGAAATCAACGGTATTCTTAATGTACAAGCCCTTTGACAACCGCATATCGAAGAGGATTAGTACACCTATCAGTGAAACGTTCTTATGCGAGAATGTCACGGTAACGTATACCGCATAGTAGGGCGGGCAAGGCGGTACGAACCCGCGTTAAGACGAAAAGACCAATGAAAACAAATGAAGACATATTCCAGTGTGGCGAGTGTGAGATAACTCGCATTCGTCATGCTGTTTCTATTATATTTACCATTCAGCCCAGAATGCGTCCCTGGGTTGATAGTGAATATAAGTCTATTACTCTCTGTTGTTTGTTTCTGGAAATGGAATGGGGTGGTTGTTCATGATTGAATGAACATCGTATTTATGGACAGTAAACAAAATTAAAATAGGCTTTTTCATCAATTTAATCAGGACATATAGCGATTACTTACGAATTCTCGCTATGCAAGGAGCATCCGCTCTTTGTTTGAGCCAATACAGCTGAACATTCCTCTCAGTCTTGTGTGTTGGTTCAAACAAGGCGCCGGAAGAAAGATATACGTCTTGATAGAAATTAAAAAATCTTTATAAGAGAGTCCCTAGCTCTCTTTGAGCCGATGACAGCTCTAACGCATGGAGCGCCTACTGAACGTCGTCGGTTGAAAAAGGTTATAGATATCTCATACTTTGGGACTTGCTCCCCGGCGCGACTGAGCACAGATTGATCAAATAGGAATGAATTGACTCGAGGTACGATTCATTCCGACTCTACGGAGTATAAACGAGAAGATTCTTATTCTTCTCCAGGTCACCGAACGTAAAGCGCGTAGCTAATAAGAGCTAAAAAATTACATGATGCGGTGGCTTGGAGAAGGTTGAGAGTACTCAGCCTTGAAATGATTGCGAAATTCCCCTTTCGTGAATGTTTCTCCCATCCCCTTGATAGAAGATAGTGATTTAATGTCATTATTTTCTTAATTTTGTTATAATTTTCATATAAAAAACAAAGGGGATGAAAAAATGACAGTTCACACTGAAGATTTTATTGTGGAAGGTTTAAAAAAATGGAAACAAGAATTTGTTGATTCTAAAGACAATAAAGTACAGGAATTAGAATTACTTAAGAATGAAAGAGAATTAGTTGTAGAAAAGAGACGCTGTATGCAATCAGCTCTAGGTTTAGTTGAAGAGAAGAGTTTGCGAAGAGAAGCGATTTCAGCTACTATTGATGGTTTTGATAAACGACGAAGAGAGTTGGATAGGGAAATAGATCAAGTAACTGCACAAATTAATATGATCGATTCCCTTAATGAAGTAGTAGTTGGTGAGATTGATAAAAGAATAGATTCTAAATAATCAAAAGCATCCATAACGGGTGCTTTTTTCTTTGTTATATAGAAATTACACATTAAACGTGAAGTTGAACAAAATGGACATTTGGTTAGGAGGATAATGATGAGCGAACAGAAGAATGTATTATCGCTAAGAGTAGACGTTGATACGAAAGAAGCAAACGAAAGTATTAGAGAATTAACTGCTGCAGCTAATGAGTGTATAGAAGCATTTGAACGATTAGAAAAGAAGTTAGCGAAGTTTAATTCCCCTTTTGCACGAATTAATGTTAAAGATTTAGTTAATCTTGATGCGATTAAAATTGCACAAAGAAGTAACGGTATTAAATTCTAATGATTAAACCAATAGCAATTATCGTAGGCGCTGCCGTGATCTGGTGGGCGTCTTGTTTGTTGTTAAGGAAAGATAAGGATTAAAAGAAATTGTCCCCTTCATTTTTTCAGAAGGGGATTAATAGTTTTAATAAATACATATTTCACTGAAGTGTTCGCCGAATGGCGTAATTCCTGAAATTCCTTTTCGAATACCAACCTCAGTATGAGATATAAATTCAGGATCTAAATGTTCATTCTTAGCATCTAGATCGCGTTTAGATTGTTTGAATAAATCATGTTCTATAAAATTATTATAGCGTTCTTCCACAAGAAAGTGTTCTGTATAGGTAATTGAAATTAACCCTAATCGATTCAAATTTGAAATGGAAGCCGCATTTAGATCAATATCTTCAATTTCATTGTTTTCTAAAAATACGTTTGTTTTGAAGGGCTTGCTACCTTGTTTATCAGCTGCGGTGTATACGTATTGTGCAATAGGTAATCTACCATTAGATTTAAATAACTTGAGATTCATTGCATCTAATGGAGAGAGCTGCTTTATTATTTCAACAAATGATGGATGTGCTTTTGAAGTCATGTCACTATTGATAGACGCTGCTATAAGGTTCGCAAACATTTTTCTTAATTCATCATTTTCAAAATAATATTTAGCTGCTTCTAAGCTGGGCCCTACAATATGCAAAGGTGGTTCAACTATATTTTTCTCTGGAATAGATGATACAGCCTGTTCTAGTTCATCTTTAAATTGATTGAGTGCATGCACTCGCTTTAGCTGAGTTTTTTCTGCATAAATATCTATTCCTCCAAAAGCAATTGTCCAAATTGAGGATAGAGTACTTCCGGCTTTTTTGGCAACAGGCATTACAGCTTCATCAAGAAATTTTGGGAATAAATTAATTTCCATAGTAGTTCATCTCCTTTTATTACATTATAACGAAATAATAAAGGCTGTGGGAAAAAATAGAAGTGATTTCTGAGAATCCTTGGTTAACTACTTGGTTAGTCAACTGGTGTTTCTTTTGCTTATCTAGTGTCATTACGATGTTTAAGGTTAACAAAACAAACGAACACAACGAACGAAAAAGAAAAGCAAGAATCAAATGATTCCTGCTAGGTGGAGAGCTGCGACTAATTGACTGATAGATTTGATTAATTTGCTGATAGATGTAATGAACTCAGGTGAAACGGTAATGTTTAGTTTATCCTTGATTTCTATTTTCATAGTAAAACCTCCCTTCGCTTATATAAACGCGTGAGTTAAATTATTTTGGCTTACGTGGGTATATACAAAATAGAAGAAGGTTCTCCACAAAAAAATAGTAATTAATAACGTCCTATTTAGGTCTACCCTATACGGACATAAAAGAGTAAACGAATTTATTATACTTCACAACGTCCTGTTTACATGTACGGAAAATAAATGTTATTATGTAATTAGAAACAATTTCCGAACACGTTAACGGACAAAGGGGGAGATATTATGATAATTGGTTATGCTCGTGTTTCTACACAAGAACAAAATTTAGCTAGGCAATTGAAACAGCTAAATGATTATGGATGTGATCATGTGTATGAAGAGAAAACAAGCGGAGCAACAACAAATAGAGAAGAACTTCAATTAATGCTTGATAACTTACAAGAAGGCGACACGATTGTAGTTACCGATTTAACTCGTATTAGCCGTAGTACAAAGGATTTATTCGAACTCATTGAGGTTATTAAGAGTAAAGGAGCTTCAATTAAATCAATAAAAGATACATGGCTAGATACTACGAGTGATAACCCATACAGCACTTTCCTACTCACTGTAATGGCTGGTGTTAACCAGTTGGAAAGGGACTTGCTTAAGATGCGCCAAAGAGAAGGGATAGACCTTGCTAAACAACGCGGCGTATATAAGGGAAGACCTAAAAAATACGGTGATAAAAACCCTAAAATGGAGCATGCTTTAGAACTGCTTGCTAATCGTGAAGAGAACGGATACACAGTGAAGAAGATATGCGAAGTTACTGGTGTAAGTCGTACAGTTCTTTATGAGAGAGCAAAAGAAAAGGGGATTATGTAGGAGGGGGAAGGTATGGGAGAATTAATGTTCATGAGTATAGATGAGTTTAATAAAAAAATACACAATCTCGACAGCGGCGTTTACTTAATTACAGATCATAACAATCAGGTTGTTTATGTAGGTAAAGCTTTTAAAATAAAAAATAGGGTTAATGCTCATTTTAAGGGGTATTCCAATACCAAGGATCACGCACATTTATTTAATGAAGTAGCTTATATTCTTGAGGATAGTCCATTGAAACGCTCTTTATTAGAGATAACTTATATGATTGAATATAAAACAGTGCTGAATAAAGAAGTGCAAGAAGAGTTTCCAGATCTATATACTAAATATATTAAGCGAACAAATCAAAAGCGAAGATCAGTTGCCATGTCGTTGGAGGTTGATGAGGCATGGGAACAAGCGGAAATAGAAAACGTTGTAAGAGATATAGAAAATGGAAAGCAGCAAGAAATAGAGAAACAAAGAATTGAAACAGAACAACAACGCAGATTCGAAATAGAAGTGAAAGAATTGCAAAAGAAAAGGAACAGAGAAAGAGATAAATTAAAAAAAGATTTGATTAAAATAGCTGGTGGAAAATCGATGTTTTATGAGATTCTGTCCTTATTGGAAAGTGGATATAATCCTAATCTTTTAGCTGATGCGCTTAAGATAGAGCTTGCAACTATAAAATTATTTAAAGAACATAGGAAGAGTTTTCATATACCACGAGATCACAAGAGGTTGATTAAACATCAAGACATTATGTATTCATTATCTGGTAAAAAGAATACAGGAAATTCTAGATTAAATCATTTACTTTAAAGTAGCGAATCCGCTGCTTTTTTATTTTGTAAAGAAAAAAGGAAACCATAAAGGATCCCTTTTACATTACACTGTCTTATAATTCTTATTTTTAATCCTATTCTTAGTATCCATAAATGCGGCGAAGGTCGCTATAGCACCACCTAAATCATAGACTTGGAATTTGTGATCAAAAGTTAATCCTGTAATAAAATTGTAGCTGTATATAAAACAAGTAATACCAAATAACCATAACATGAACTTTAAATCTTTTAAGCTCAATCTATAATTCTTAATTTTTTTCCACATATGTATCAACTCCTATTGTTATGAGGTCCTGTAGTTTTTCTTTTTGAAATCTCGCATGTTGAGGATAAGGAATAGAAGGAAGATAACAGCTCCGATGCCATTAATCCAGTAGTATGTGCGCCCTGTTGTGAATCCGTTATAGAATTCATAGGCATTCCAAATTACAAGAAGTACTGAACAGACAGTAGAGACCATTAATGAGCCAAAACTTCTCATGATTTTCACCTCGATTCAAAATGTTAGAACTTATTTATAATTCTACATTTAAATAAAAGGATTTACAAGAATAGGAATAAAAAAGAACCCGTTGGAGTTCGGGTCCTTTTCAGAAGTGATGATGTTTCCTCGGCTTGGGAACTGAGAAAATACAAAAATATAATACAATGAGTTTTAGAGGATTTCAAGACTAAATTAGGGATTACCGCGAGGTGGTGAATATGGCTAGGCAACGAAGCCCAGATCGTGACAAAGCATTTGAAATATATAAAGCAAGTAAAGCTGAGAAGCCACTAATTGATATTGCAGCTGAGTTAAACCTCAAGCCTTCGCAAATCAGAAAGTGGAAATCACAAGATAAATGGGATGAGCAAATGAATGGTAACGTTACTATTGCGAAAAGGAGCGTTACTAATGTTAAAAATCCTAAAACGAAAGAAAAGCTAAAAGAGATTTTAGAGGATGAAGAGCTGACCGAAAAGGAAAGGCTCTTTTGTTTGTATTACGTGAAATACTTCAATGGCACGCAAGCAGCACTGAAGGCTGGTTACTCCAAAGATGGTGCTCACGTGCAAGCTAGTCGATTACTAAGACGTGAACGAGTTTCTTCCTATATAAAAGAACTCAAAGGTGAATTAGTTGGAAATATATTTGTAGAAGCGATGGATGTACTAAACGAGTACATTAAGATCGCATTCGCTGATATTACTAACTATGTAACTTTTGGACAAAGAGAAGTCGAATTAGAACCAGAAGAAAGAACAATTGTAGATGAAGAAGGAAACGAAACATCTGAGTTTGTAACAGAAACACGAATGATGAACTTTGTTGATTTACAAGATCATGGAATGGTTGATGGTTCGATAATTACTGAAGTGAAACAAGGTAGGGATGGAGTCACTATTAAATTGGCTGACAAGATGAAAGCCCTGGATAAACTATCATTATACTTTGATCTATTCCCCGACAACTTCAAACGCAAGATTGATGAAGAGAAACAATGCATGCAGCAAGAAGTACAAAAAGCTACTGTTGAAAAACTTAAAGCTGATACTGCTCGCATTAAAGGTGATGAAGGTGAAGAGTACGAAGATGATGGGTTTATCGATGCATTAGAAGGTAAAACAGCAGAGGTGTGGGGAAATGAAACTTAAACCTGCTCCTTTTAAATTCAGACCATTCTCAAAGAAACAATTACAAGTACTTACTTGGTGGAGAAAAGATTCCCCTGCAAAGGACCATGACGGCATTATATGCGATGGTTCTATTCGTGCTGGTAAAACTGTTTCAATGGCTCTTTCTTATGTTATGTGGGGAACAGAAACATTTAATGGTGAAAACTTAGGTATGGCAGGTAAAACAATCGGATCCCTGCGACGTAACGTAATTACTCCATTAAAGAAGATGTTGAAATCACGTAAATACAAAGTGAAGGACCATCTATCAGAGAATATGCTTACCATTAGCAAAGATGGTCATACAAATCATTACTATATATTTGGTGGTAAGGATGAATCGTCGCAAGAACTTATCCAAGGTATTACATTAGCTGGTATGTTCTTCGATGAAGTTGCTCTTATGCCACAAAGTTTTGTTAACCAAGCGACAGGGCGTTGTTCCGTTGAAGGGTCAAAGTATTGGTTTAACTGTAACCCTGCTGGACCGTATCATTGGTTCAAACTTGAATGGATAGATAACAAGGAAGATAAGAACCTGCTGCACATTCACTTCACAATGGACGATAACCTTTCTTTATCTGAAAAAGTGAAGCAAAGATTCTATCGCATGTATAGCGGAGTCTTCTTTCAACGTTTCATTTTAGGTTTATGGGTGCTGGCAGAAGGTATTGTATATGACATGTTTAATAAAGAAAAGCATGTTGTAAAAACAATAGAAAGAGAATACGAGAAGTATTATGTATCTTGTGACTATGGTACACAGAACCCTATGACATATGGATTATGGGGCTTATGTGAAGGTATATGGTACAAAACAAAAGAGTACCATTATGACGGTCGTAAAAACTCACGGCAAAAGACAGACGATGAGTACCTTGATGATTTAAATGAATTCATTGGAGATATTTCCATTCGTGGGATTATAGTTGACCCATCAGCAGCTTCATTTATTGCTTTATTAAAGAAGAATCGATTTAAAGTACTTAAAGCTAAGAATGAAGTTATAGATGGAATACGCAATGTAGCGAGACTCCTGAATGAAGAGAAAATAAAATATAACGACTGCTGCAAAGAGACATTTCGTGAATACGCTTCTTATACTTGGGATGAAAAAGCTACAGCACGTGGTGAAGATAAACCAAATAAAGAGAATGACCATCAAATGGATGGTGATCGTTACTTTGTAAATACAGTTGTTGTAACTAAGAACAAAGCTAAGGCTGTTAAGTCAATCTATTAAGGAGGTGAGACGATGTTTGAACATTATATCCCATTACTGGATGAGAATAATGGAGAACCTACACCGAAGCTGCTCAAGAAGATCATTGATGAGTTTGAGCCATTGAAACAGCGCATGATTAACAGGTACGAACGTTACAAAGCGAGTGAGAAAGGTGTACCAATATTCACGCGTGAGTTTAAAGGTGACGGTAATAAAGATAAGGTTAATAACAAATTAAATAATGATTTCTTTTCCGAAATTATTGATACAAAGATTGGTTATATGTTCGGCTTGCCTGTTGCATATAGTTTAGATCATGACGATGAGGAAGTATTGAAACGAATCCAGGACTTTTTAAAAGCAAATCATACTGAAGATGCTGATGCAGAAACAGGAAAATTCGCTTCTATTTGTGGGTATGGTGCAAGGCTTCTCTATCATGACAAAGAAGGCATTGAAAAGGTTATGAATATCAAACCTTATGAAGCTATATTCCTTACTAATTCGAGTGTTGCCGAACCATCATATGCTATTCGCTGCTATCCAATTAAAGTAATTGATGGTGATGATTTTAAAGATGGTTACAAAGTAGAGTTCTACAATGAAACTAACATTATTGAATACACTGGTGAAGATTTAGATAAGTTACAAGAAACAAACCGTATCCCTAACTTATACAAAGGTGTGCCACTTATCGGCTTCCCTAACAATGAAGAATTGCAGGGGGATGTTGATAAAGCCATTGCACTTATTGAAGGGTATGACCGTTCGTTTTCTGATGTAAACAGTGAAATTGAACAGTTCCGTTTGGCTTATATGATTTTTAAAGGTGTTGATATAGATGATGCCACTATCGAGAAGCTGAAACAAACTGGTGCTCTTGATGTAGGTGAGAATGGTGAAGCTTCTTTCTTGACTAAGGACCTTAATGACAATATCTTAGAACACCATCTCGACAGATTAGAAAAGAATATATGCCGTTTCACAAAGCATGTTAATCTGTCCGATGAATCATTTGGTGGTAACCTTACTGGTGTTGCTATTCGTTATAAGTTATTAGCTTTAGAAACGAAATCAGGAACGCTAGAAATGAAGTTTACTAAGTCATTGCGACAACAATTCAAGTTATTGTTTGACGCTTGGAACTTACGCTCAAATAAAGGAGAGCTAGACTACCTTTGTATGACGTTCCAATTCACACGAAACCTTCCAGTCAACTTAGCTGATGAAGCTGATGTGCAGTCTAAACTACAAGGTTTAGTAAGTGAAGAAACACGATTATCTATGTTATCTGTTGTTTCTGATCCGAAAGCGGAAATACAGAAGATGCAGGAAGAAGAGGTTGATTCTATCGATTTAGACACTGTACATAAAGGCGGTGAAAACGATGGAATGGGACAAGAAGCAGAAACACCTCCAAAAGATAGAGGACGAACTAGAAAAGGCGATTCTCTACCTGTATAAAGATGCTTTAGAAGAAGTCAGAGGAATACTGGCTTTTTATCATGCCAAATATGCGGTAAATGAGCAGTTGAGTATGCAGGAAATGCGCCGATTCAATCGATACAAGAACATGCAAAGTGAACTGCAACAAGTAATTAATGAAATAACATACGAGAAAAAGAAAACTCTCAACGAAAAGCTCTCCACTCAATATGGGGAGTCTTTTTATTATACGAGTTATCTTATTGAGCAAGAGGTAGGAATATCACTTGCATATGGGCTGATTGACCCAAACGTCATTAAAAGAGCGGTGCAAATGCCAATCAACAAAATGACACTCAATCAAAGGTTAAATACGCATCGAGTACAGATTGTTAGTCAAATACGTAGAGAATTATCCATTGGCCTGAGAAAAGGTGAAGGATATGCAGTAATGGCTAATCGTATTAAGCCTGTACTAGATGGTGATGCAAAGAAAGCACAAATGGTCGCTTGGACAGAAAGTGCTAGGGTGCAAAACTTAGGCACTTATGACAGTGCCTCTCAAGCTTTTGACGAAGGTGTATCAATGGAGAAGATTTGGATTTCTACATTGGATAAACGCACACGTCCTACTCATCAAGCGGCAGATCATCAAAAAGTACCGTTTAAAGGATTATTTAAAGTAGGTGGCTATAGCTGCGAATATCCACATGACAGTAATTTACCTGCTAAAGAAGTTGTACGCTGCCGCTGTACTTTTATTACTGAGGTAGCGGATGTTAGTCCATTCATCGAAAGAAGGGCTAGAAACCCAACAACAGGCAGAAATGAAGTTATTACCGCAGTTAGTTATGAAGAATGGAAAGACTCTCTTGAATAATAAAAAACACTTGAGGGCTTATAGATTACGAACTTAATAGGGTGTAATTATAGGAACTCAGAGGAGGAATAATAATGAAACAATTACAAAAGCAAGCAAAAGTACAGTTTTTCAAAGAGAAAGAAGCTACAAAATTATCATATCGATTACGTTTAGCAAACATTCAATTCTTTGCTGAAGGTGATGGTACTGATATTGGTGCAGGAGGAACGGATGACAATACGGCAGGGAATTTAACTGGTGAAAATCCAGATGGTAGCAATACACAGCAAAATTCTCAAACTGAAGGTGGTAATCAACCAAAAGAACCGCAGTTAGATCCAGCGACGAAAGACTTCATCGAGAAGATGTTGCAGTCTCGTGAAGATAAAGTACGTACCAAGTATGCGAAAGAGCTTAGCGCAACTAAAAAAGAGCTAGAAAACTATAAAACAGCTTCTATGACTGCTCAAGAAAAAGCAGAATATGAGATGAAAGAGTTACAAAAGACCCTCGAAGAACGCGAACAAGTATTACATCAAAAGGAAATGCAAAGTGCGGCAGCAGAGGCCTTATCTAAAGTGGGATTAGATATTAAATTTGTAGACTTTGTTGTAGGTACCGATGTTGATGATACAAAAGTTCGTGTAGCGAAACTTGGTGATTTATTCAATGCTTCATTAGAGGCAAAAGTAGCAGAGAGGTTCAAAGCAGCAGGGCGTGATATCTATGCTGGTTCTGGTAATGGAGCTACATTTACACGTCAGCAAGTAGAATCCATGAGCCAGTCAGAGATTAACGAAAATTGGACGCAGATTCAAAAGGATATGCGCACTTGGGGTAAGTAGATAAATTAAGATTGTTCTTTCGTGCTATAGGAAGAGGATCAAATATTTCACATGAAACAGTTAGTAAAATTATAAAACAAGCAAAAGAGGTCGCTATTTAAGTGAATTCTTTTGTTATGGACAAATTAAGGAGGAAATAACATATGTCAGTAGCAACTTTTATTCCAACAATTTGGGAAGCACGTTTAATGGCGAACTTCCACAAGCGTTCTATCGCGGATTTAATCACAACGAAACCAGCAAAAATCGAAGGTAACAAAATTATCTTTAATCGTGTTGGTGCAGTGAATGTAAAAGATTATTCTGGTTCGGTTGAATGGGATGATACAAACCCTTCTAAAGTAGAAATCAATATGGATCAGAAGAAGTACTTCGCGTTCAAAGTAGATGATGTAGATGCTGCACAAGCTGCTGGAGACTTAATTGATCCGCATACACAAGAAGCAGGATCAGTACTTCAGGAGACGGTCGATACATTTACACTAGGACTTTACACAGGTGCTCATAAAGATAATGTAATTGGTACTGATTCTGCAGCAATCGAATTATCGCCTAAGAATGCATACGACTATATTGTTGACCTGAACACGAAGTTAAACATGAAGAAAGTTCCTAAAACCGAGCGTTTCACAATCATCAACTCTCAAGTTCTTGGATTACTCTCTAAAGATGACCGTTTCACAAAACAACCTATCATTTTAGAAAACGGTGTTGTAGAAGGGCAAGTAATTAACGGTTCACAAATCGTTGTATCAGAAGAAATTCATAATACATCTGGTAAATATAAAATTCTTGCTCTTCATAAGTCTGGTATCGGTCATGGTAAACAGTTAAATGAAACAGAAGCACAACGCCTTCAAAATTCATTTTCAGATGGTGTTCGTGGTCTTATGGTTTATGGCGCTGGCGTGCTTCGCTCAGAATCATTAGCAGTACTTACAGCTACAATTGCGCCAACTACACCACCAGCAGGAGGAGGGGCTTAATAAGCCTTTCCTCTTTTCTTTTGAAAGGAGAGATAATATGCCTTGGTTTTTAAATACAGACACAGATGTCACATGGGAAGTAACGGATGTCGATCATGTAAAGCGTTGCAAGAATGACCCTGCATACGAAGAAGTAGATGAACCAAAACAAGAAACAATTAAAAAGAAAAGACAAACACCTGCAAAGCCGAGTGAGTAAATGGATATGAAAGCAGAAATTTTAAAACGTGTGAAATTGCAAGTTCCTAATATAAGTGATGAAAACTTATTGATAAGCATTGAGGATACAATGTTTATGGTTGCTGAGTACACAAATAGAACGATTCCTGAATTCCCTCTCGCTTATCCTGGTATCATCGCAAAGATGGTAGTTTATGAGTATAAGGAGCAGGAGAGAGAAGGAAAGAAAAGCGAATCATTAGGTAACTATTCTGTTACTTATGATGATATTGGCGATTATCCTGCAAGCGTTACGAAAGGACTGAAAGTGAGGTTGCGTGTCTTATGATCCAATCAATGATTCGTAAGTTTGGCAAAGATGCCTCAGTTCTTCGTAATTTCGGTTCTGATGATGGACCATATCCAACAGAAGAGTGGAAAGAAATTAACACTGTAAAAGGTGTATTAGATGCTGACCAAGGAACAAAGGACGCTCGTAATAAGAAAGTAGAGGAGAAAAGCACACATTTCTTTTACTGCTTACCATTTGACGTAACTATCCAAGATAGATTAGTTATTGATAATAAGATATATAGCGTTACTTATCCCGGTGATCCAATGAATGCAGGTAGATTTTTTCAAATAGAATTGGAGATGTTGCCATGTGAGCATGAAATTCCAATCGAATAGAGCTGCTGTTATGGCGAGACATTTGGCTGCAAAGAAAGCGGCTCATACTGCTGTTGGTCAATTTGTTAGTTCAAAAGCTAAATTACTAGCTCCTGTAGATACTAGTAATTTAAGAAACAGTATTAGTTCTAAAGCAGAACTAGAAAAGGTTGTTATTGGTACATCCGCTGATTATGGAATTTATGTTGAGAAAGGCACAGGGATTTATGCAGAGGATGGAAACGGCCGTCAAACTCCTTGGATGTACCGCGACCCTAAAACAGGGAAAATGGTTAAAACACAAGGTCAACATGCACAACCTTATCTTAGACCAGCAGCAGAAAATAATAAGCCGATGATTACACAAGTAGGAACACGAACCTATTCGTCATTAATGAGGTAGATACCATGAATGACTTTATAAATATATTGCATAGTGAATTGAAGAAAATTCATAAAGAATCGTATTACGAAATCGCCAAAACAACCGCTGTAATGCCTTATTTGGTGTATACAGTTAATGATGATAAAGAACCATGGGGAAGAAAGAATATCATGCTTACAATTGATATTTACGGCACTTCTGCTCATCTTTCTCAGATAGATGAACTGATTACGAAACTAGAAAAGAATCTTCATAGAAAGAGATTAAGCAGCGCTGAATTTGATGCTACTATTTCTTATCTTTCGAGTCAGAAAGTACCTGATCCAGACCCAAATATCAGACGTAAAGAAGTGCGATTCATTTTACGAACTTATTTTAGACAATAGAAAGGGTTGATTATATGACAGCTCCACAACCAAAACCAGAGAATATTCTCTTTGGAGATTGGGGTGCATTTTACTTCAATTACGGAGAAACTAATGAGCTTTTAGTAGGGGCCACGCAAGGTGGCGGTTCATTTAAATATGAGCCTGAATTTAAAGAGATTGATTATGATGGTTCTCCTGGCTCCACAAAAGGAATGAAGCGGATTATTAAATCCCTTACTCAAATATCTTTTAAAACATTAGAGTTTATGGATAAAGAAAAAGTGAAAAATTATATAGCCGGCCTGAAAGTTTCGGAAGAGACGGTTATGAAGAATGGGAAATCAATTAAGTACGATGTAATTACGCCAACAGAAAAAATATCAAACGAAAGTTATTTAAAAAACGTAGCTTGGGTTGGAGAAAACTTAGGTGGAGATATTGTAGAAATCATTGTAGAGAATGCAATGTCAGATGGTTCATTGGAATTGTCTTTTGAAAATGAATCAGAAGTTGTTCCGGAAGTAACATTTACTGGACATCGTGATCCGTCTAACATCCGGAAAGTACCATGGAAAATGCGTATATTGAAGGCGACAGAAGCAGCCAAGTTATTAGGATAAGCAGTTTAAAGAGTAGGGACAATCCCTGCTCTTTTTAATTTTAAGGAGGAATGAATATGGCAGTAACAGTTCAAGGAAAAGAATATGTAGTAAGAGGCATTAAAACCAGAGATATCCCGCGATTATCCCGTATTGTGAAGAAAATGGATATCAAACCAGACTTCAAGATGCTTGATGAGTTAAAAAACTTAGGTCTGCAACAAAAAGCATTAGGTATCAATTTATTTATAGAAGTGTTCGCTGGATTAGGCGAAGCGGAAGAAGATGTATATCAACTACTTTCCGATCTATCTAGTGTTGATGTAGATGTAATCAAAGATTTAGATTTAGGTGAGTTATATGACATCGTAATGGAGATTAAAAAAGTCGATACAAGCTTTGCACCAGTTTTTTCGAAACTCGTTGGATTAACGAAATAGATTTTTACGATACGTTTGCAAGTCGATATGGAGATGTAGAGTACGTTATGAATCTTCCAATAACGATAGGTATGGAGATGTTCAAGAAAGCGAAAGAGAAAGAATTAGAACGTCTGCTATGGGAAGAATGGTGTGCATTACAACCATATTGCGAAGAAACTTTTCCGGCTTTCAAACATAAACGTATGAATCCAACGAGTGAACAAGTGAAAAAGTATAACGATTCGGTAGAGCAACCACAGAAGAAACTTACAAAAGAAGAAGTGTTTGCTCGTGTTGCTAAAATCCGCGGAAAGGCGGGTGAATAAATGGAACTATTTCGTATGTTTGGTTCAATATTCTTGCGTGATGATGAATTACGAAGTGGATTGAACCGAGCAGAACAGCACGGACAACGAACTACAGGTGTCTTAAATAGAGGATTTAGCAGTGTTGGTAGAATGGCTGGTTCCATGGGTGCTGCTGTCGGCACTTCTGCTATAGCTATTGGTGGAATGGCAGGGATGGCATTAGGAGCAGGCGCTGCACTTGTTGGAATTGTATCTGCTGGAGCTAACTTTGAACAAGTTATGTCAAAAGTAGCGGCTGTTTCCGGTGCTTCTGGAAGTGAAATGAAACAATTGCAAGCTCAAGCTAAAGAATTAGGAGCCACAACTCAATTCTCCGCTACACAAGCTGGAGAAGCGATGATGTATCTTGCACAAGCTGGATTTAAAACTAGTGACATTTTAACTGCTATGCCAGGTATGTTAGATTTAGCAGCAGCTGGAGCACTCGACCTTGGAACAGCAGCAGATATTGCATCAAACATTATGAGTGGATTCGGTCTAAAGGCTGATCGAGCTACACATACAGCCGATGTATTAGCGAAAGCGGCAGCGGACGCAAATACTGACGTTACTGAAATGGGAGAGGCAATGAAGTATGCCGCTGGTACTGCTCATACTGTTGGCTTTACGATGGAAGAAACATCAGCAGCAATGATGGCCATGTCTAACAGTGGTTTAAAAGGTTCTGTTGCAGGACAAGCATTTGCAACTTCATTAGGCCGGTTAGCGAAGCCGACAAAAGAAATGCGAAAAGTTATGGATGAGTTAAATTTATCTTTCTTTGATTCGCAAGGGAAAATTAAACCATTACCAACGATTATTAAAGAATTAGAAGATAAAACGGGATCAATGACAGCACAACAAAAGTCAGCTACACTAACCACCTTATTTGGTGCAGAAGCTTATAAAAACTGGGCGGCGCTTTTGCAGGCAGGTAGTGGATATCTAGCAGAGAATACAAAAGCATTAGAAAATGCTGATGGTGCTGCAAGGAAAATGGCTGACACAATGACCAATAACCTTAAAGGTAAATGGGATGAATTTACATCTGCCTTGGAAGGTCTGGCTATAACAATATTTACACTTATCGTTCCTGCGTTAGGTGCAATTGTTATTGGTTTAACTAAAGTTGTCCAGTGGGTTGACAGCGCAATTAATAAATTTATCAACTTAGATAGCTATATAGGAAATATACAGGCAATTGGAAAAGCGATTCAGGACTTTTGGTTGGCTGCTTCAGGTGATAGGAATGCCATGGTTGAGGGATATGACATACTTACTAAACTAGGATTCTCAGCTAATGCTATTCAAATTATACAAAGTGTCACCGCTGCTGTTCAGTTTGGGATAGAAACATTAAAAGGAATTATGTCGGGAGATTGGGGTTCAGCTTATAATCTTCTAGAAAAATTGGGATTCTCACCTGAGAAGATAGCTGATATACAAATGTTTGTTCAAGATGTTCAACTACAAATAAGTAATTTTATAGCAAATATACAATCTTTAATTTCCGCAGCTGCACCTGTAATCATGGGAATAATCGGTGCTACTATAGATTTCATAAAAAATGTATGGTCAACTATACTTCCGTATATAATGCCACTTTTATTGGATGTATTAAGCTTTGTGAACGGAATTATTTCACAAATAGCTGCATTTTGGCAACAAAACGGCCAACAAATTGTACAAGCTGTACAAAATGCTTTCTCAATTATTCAAGCTATTATTTCTGCTGTTATGCCAGTCATTATGTGGATTGTCGACTCTGCCTGGGGTGCTATTAAAAATATTATCCAAGGTGCTGTAGACCTCATTATGGGGATAATTAAATTTTTTGCATCCGTTTTAACTGGCGATTTTTCTGGAATGTGGGAAGGAATAAAACAAATTTTCAACGGAGCTATCCAATTAATTTGGGGACTTATCCAATTCTCATTCGTTAAACAAATTTTCAGTGCAGTGAAAGGACTTGCGTCTTCATTTGGATCTACTATTAGTAGCATGTGGTCTACGGTCGTTGGATATTTCCAAACATTCATCAAAGAGCCGATAGCTTCTGTAGTTCGTATGGCATTTGATATAGGTGAAGCTGCCATGAAAATTAAAGACAAACTTATTAATCCGATTAAAGAAGCTTGGAGTGGAATTATGGGCTGGATTGATAAAATTAGAAGTGGAATTGCTAATATGTTTAGTGGCATTCACATTCCAGTGCCTAAGATTAGTGTAAATGGATCGCTAAACCCTGTGAATTGGGCAAGCGAAGGGCTACCATCTTTCGACGTTAAATGGGCAGCGAACGGTGCTTTAATCAAGCCTGGTAATCCAACGTTAGTCGGTGTGGGTGATGCACGAGGGTACGATGAAACAGTGCTCCCATTACGTAAACAAACATTTGATGCAATTGCTGACGGGATTTTAAAATCTATGCCAATGCAACAACCAGTCGCGGTTGGGGCTAGTAACGATCGACCGATAGAAGTATCAGTAAATGTAGATGGCAAAACGATTGCCAGAGCTACCGCAAGATATATGGATTCGGAGTTAGAATCACTTAAACGAAGACGAAAATAGAGGTGATCCAATGTCATATTGCGATCTAATCGATTTAGATAATATGGAGTGCTTTTGGTTTGATGGAATCAAAAGCACTGATTTTGGATTAGTAATAGCTAGTCCAAAGAATTATTCATCATTCGAAAAAGACGTGAAAAAGGTACAGGTATTAGGGAGAGATGGGGACTTTATCATTAATAAAAAACGTTCACTTAATGACGTTTTTCCTGTTGAATGCAATTTAATTGCGTCAGATGATGTCTATAGAGATGTTAATCGAGTTAAGGCGTGGCTTCAAAGTACAGTAGAATATAAAAGTTTGATATTTTCATATGAACAAGAATACGCCTACCAAGCGTGTGTACTGTCTAAAATTGAAACGATTGGCATTATGGATGATGTTGCTAATTTAAAGATAGATTTTGAAATTAAACCATTCAAATATCTGGCTTATGGATTAAACAAGGAAGAATACACAAGTGCTTTTTCTTTATTTAATCCTGAAATTAAAGAAGCATTTCCATATTTTAAAGTTACTGTTAATGGAGATTTCACGCTTAGAGTAAATAATAACAATTTCGTATTTAAAAACGTAGATGGATTCATAGAAATTGATTCAGAAATGATGAATGCTTTTAAAGTAACAAATGACCTTATTGAAAATAGGAACGATCGAATGTACACGAAGACATTTCCTATACTTAATAACGGTTTAAATGATATTTCATGGACAGGTAATGTAACAAAAATTGAAGTAATACCACGTTGGAGGGGAATGTAATGTATCCAATTCTTTATCCAGCAAATGAAAAGAAATTCGAAAATAATGGATTAGGCATAATAACTGATGTAGAAGAAATTAGTGTAGTAGAAGAATTGAATGGTCAATTTGAATTAGAAATGACTGTTCCTATTCAAACATGCAATCGACTAAACATCGAAAAACGCATGTTTATTTTTGTTGATGCTAATGAAACTGATCAAGGGCAACCGTTTCGAATTTATGAATATGACAAAGCTGATGATTACACCATGTTCATTCGAGCTAAACATATTACATTCGATACTGAAAAACAGTTCATTGAATCATACAAGAACGATAGAGTGAAGACTGTTGAAGCTTTAAATGAAATATTAGCACGTTCTGAGCCTAAAAAGCCTTGGATAGCATGGTCTGATATTGATACAGAAACAAAGGTTAATTTAGAAAGACAACAAACGTCCGATTGTATACAAGGTGTACGCGGTTCGATGCTGGATTCTTTTGGTGGAGAAATAAAGCGAGATATGTACCGCTTTGAGTTCCATAAACAGCGTGGTCGTGATAACGGCGTATTGATTGCTTTCCAGAAAAACATGACTGGAATTGATGTGAAAGTAGATACAGATTCGGTCGCAACGCGCATTTTTCCGTATGCACAAGGAGAAAACGAGGGAGATATCATTAAACTTCCTGAGAGATTTATTGATAGTCCATACATTAACAATTATGAAGATATTCTTATAAGAGTTGTTGAAATACAAGATGTGAAGAATGTAGAGCAATTAAGAAACAAGGCAAAAAGCTTCTTTGTCAATAACAAAATAGACATACCAAAGATGAGTGCGAAAATCTTATTTATTCCGTTACAAAAGGTTGCGGGATATGAAAAATATGCTGTTTTAGAACGTGTAGCATTAGGTGATACAGTTCATTGCTATCACCCTGATTTCCCAGAAGTAACTGCAGCAAGGGTAATTAGAACTGATTATGACCCTATTTCAGAAATGTACCACTCAATAGAAATTGGTGATGCTAAGTTTTCATTAACGGGAAGTCAAAAAGAATTAGAAGACAAAATAAAAGAGGATATAGAAAACAATAAAAGCGAATGGCAAAAGATCATAGACCAAGTAACCGATAAAATTACAGGTAATAGTGGCGGCCATGTAGTTCTCCATCCCAAAAACAATCCATCTGAAATATTTGTAATGGACAAAGATGATATCAATCTAGCTAAACAAGTCCTTCGGATGAATAAGGAAGGTATTGGTTTTTCTAAGAATGGTGTAAATGGACCATTCGAAACTGCTTGGACTGTAGATGGTACTTTTGTAGCTGACTTTATCAAAGCAGGAAGACTAAATGCTGATTTAATAAATGTCATTAATTTGAAGGCTGATAGTATTGTTTCGGGTATTCTTCGAAGCCGTAACAATCGATTCAAAATTGATTTAGATCGTTCCGGCGTTGATTTTTATTCAGAAACAGGAAGATTAATAACTCAAATTACGCAAGCAAAAACAATGCAAGCTGATGGAAGTTCTGCTGAAATTACTTATTTTGGCGTATCTGAAGCGGAAGGTGTAGCAACTGGTTTGGCTTTTGGTAAACGTGCAGCAGATGGTTCTTTTGGTAACTCAATTTATATAGAAAGTCGATATGGTGATGTATATATGCGCCCGCCGACATTATATATCATACCGTCTGAAAAAATGCGAGTGGAAGCTCGTACAGAATTTCACCATCCTGTTAGATTTGATGCTTCACCACTTTCTAGAATTGAAGGAGCAATGAAAGGTGAAGAATGGACGATTGTACCAGGAGAAGGTGATAGAGGTGGCGCGGCAATCCGTCCTTGGACAAGTGGACTTGGTTCACTCGGAACAGCCACACACAGATGGCAAGAAGCTTGGATTGGTTGGATTAACGGTCAAGACATCGGTTTGAAGTTCAAAGCGATATCGGATGCGGATTTTAAAGCTGGAGAAGCGAGACGGGTTGCTGATTGGGCTTCTGGTCGTGTGGAAGAAGTAAATAAAATAGCTGTTAATGCGGCTAATGCTGTAAGTGGTAAGGCAGATGCATCAGCCTTAGGGTGGCAAATCGCGCGTATAGATAATGCATTTTCTCGTATCGAAGCGTTAGAAAGAAAATAGGAGGTGTAAACGAACATGAATGAAGTAGATGTTTTAAGGGTGGCAAACGGTATGTTAGCAGAAAAATTAGTAGCTACAGAAACAGAGAACGCAGTATTAAAAGCACAATTAATTTTACTGCAGAAAGGAGTTGCCAATGAGAACGGAAACGTTAGTGCTGGACCTGTCCAACCAGAGTATGCCGAGGACAATCACAGCGAGGGAGAATGACCAAAACGGATTTAAGGTTATCGTTCCTTTGAAAGAACGAGGGAAACCAGTAGATTTAACAGGATTTGCAGTATTTTACGAAGCTATCAGTCCACTAGGTTTTTTCGTGCGTGATATTGCAGTAATTACAAATTTTAGAGACGGGGTATTTGAGTACACCGTTTCAAAAGAAGCTGTATCAAGTGCTGGAGTGTGGGTTGGTTACTTTGCTTTTGAAAAAGGAACTGAACGATTCACAACGCAAGATATACGTATTTCGTTAGGAAACGATGTGAAACAAGGGAACATCCCAATAGAAAATTATATCGCAGAGTTTGATAAACTTAAGAAACAAATAGATGCTTTGCAAATAGCAGTTGATAAGGCAAACGTTGTAAAGAAAACAGGAGATACTATGACAGGTCAGCTTGTTATGGACAATCTAGCACGTATTAATTTCAAAGGTGATGTTGGTACGGATATAATTATGCTCCCTAAAACTGGGGGAGGTCTTGACTTCTGGGACAAAGGGAATGGGAAAACATTTTTAACGTGGACTGGCTCAAAACTTCTTTTCGGTAACCCTACAGAGATGACAGGGGAAACTAATCTCTTGAAGAAAACAGGGGATACAATGACAGGGGATCTAACTGTTCAAAAAAATAGCCCTGCCATAAATTTAACTGTTCCAGATGGGAGTAAATCTGCTAGGATACTTTACAATGCAGGGAGCACCGTTGATTATGGACTCCAAATCATGACGCCAACAGGGAAGGCTTTCCTGCGTACGACAGGAGAATCGGCAGTAAGGGAGATTGCTACAAAAGATAAAGACACCGATTGGACAAGCTTAACATTAATAAACGGAGTTAAACAACAAAGTTCACAACCAGCATCAGCCGTTAAACGTTCAGGTAATGTTGTTAATATAGTTTGTGCGATTACTGATTTCAAAGATAAACAGGTGATTGCCAATGTACCAGCAATATTTAGACCAGATAGAGAAATGTTATTTACTTGTAACTATTTCCAAGGTTTAGTACTTAAAAATGGTTATGTAATTGTAAAACCAAATGGAGACATCTACCTTGAAGGACTTGAAGCCACAGTGTCATTATATAGATTTGCCCTTACTTACATTGTTTAAAGGCGGTGATTAAAAATATGAGAACATTTTATGTGTACGACAAACAAACGGGAAGATATTTAGAAAACGTGATTATATTCCCTTCATATGACACTAAAACAGATAATGACGGGAATGTGATTGAATGGATTCCTGTTTATAAAACTATTCCAGAAAACTCCACGGAAATACCATTACCACAGCCGAATTGGAAACCTGTATGGGATGGAGAAAAGTGGGTTGAAACAATCACAGAAGAAGAACTGGAAGAAATAAATAAGCCGCAACCGCATAAACCAAGTGAAATTGAAAAACTCAACGCCCTTATTACTGAAATGAAGGCTAAACACGAAACGTTAGAAGAAGAGAATGCAGGATTGGTGCTTTCTTCTATAAAAAAAGAAATGACTCTTGAATTGATGCAAGAAGAACAATCTATGCTCGTTTTAAATTTAATTAAAGGTGGCGTTTTATAAATGGCTCAATTAGATTTTTACGCACTTGCTAAGAGGTATTATGCGAAGGGATTTTATTCATACGAAGATGTAGGCGTATTTGTTCAAGCTAAGAAGATTACACCAGAGCAATACAAGGAAATTACAAATTTTGATTATGTGGAGCAGCAATAGCTGGTCTATTTTATTTTGCATAAAGGAGGAGAATGTGTGGATCGTATTGATGTATTAATGAAAACATTTATAGCTACATTTGGTGGATTCTGTGGGTATTTTTTGGGAGGATGGGATGCAACATTGAAAATCTTAGTGACGATGGCAGTTATTGATTATTTAACTGGCATGATAGCAGCAGGATACAACGGAGAACTAAAAAGTAAAGTTGGTTTTAAAGGCATCGCCAAAAAGGTGGTGCTTTTTCTTTTGGTTGGAGTCGCGA